TGGAGATAATATTAGGAGCACTAACAAGAGTTAAAAATGAGCAACAATCGTAGAACCTTCTATCATAATGAAGACGGTTCAAAAGAACGTGAAAAAAAGCACAAACAAAAGATTAAAGAACTAGAAAAGGAAATTAAAAGACTTAAAAGTGAACTAAAAACCTACGAAAGAGCATTTAAAAAAACTGAAGATTTCTTAAAAGAATCCACCGATGAATTTTCAGTAGAAGCCTGTATTGATGCCGCAAAAAAAGATAAGTCATTAAAACAACTGAAAGAAGAAAAGCCAGAAAACGCATGCTATTGCAAAGACCGAATTAAGCTAAAAGTTCCGTTTGGAACCATTAGTTTTTGCAAAAAGTGTAATAGAAAGACTATAGAAAAAGATGAATGAGACACATTTTAAAAATTTCATTGTTCAAATACTTAGACGCGGTACGTATAAGTGGAAAGCAAAGTATGTAGCCCTAGAACGTACAAAGATTAAGGTATATCCAAAAAACAAAGATGGTAGTGTATCTAAAAAATATCAAGTTTTTTGGGAATGTGAACTTACCGGGGCAATATGTGCCTCTAAAGAAAAAGTTGTAGATCACATAAATCCAGTAGTACCATTAGATTGGGCAGAGGATTATTGGGATTGGAAAGTCGTCATAGAAAATATGTACTGTAGTGAAGATAATCTACAGGTAATTTCTAAAAAAGCTCATAAAGCTAAGACAAATATTGAAAACCAAGTTCGTAGAGAGTTTAAAAAAGGGTTAATTTCAAAAGAAGATATCCCCGCTTTAATAAAGATAAATCTAGAAAAAGAACTGAGTAAGTTAAAGGAAAAGAAATGAAACAAGTTGTCAAAATGTGTGCCTTGGGGATGCTGGCTTTATTTGCTGCTTTAGCAACAACTGCCTACGTATATCGAGAAAACGATACAGAATTAGTAGATATTATGGTGGCTAGAAGCGTTGTCCGCTTGAAAGGCGGAGGAAGTGTTGCCACTGGATTTGCAATTAACCATAAAGGTTATAAGTATGTTCTAACCAATAACCACGTGTGTGAGGGACTTACAGAATTGCAAGCTGAAAGACTGGGGACTTTTTCTAACCTAACAGTACTTTATAAAGAGGAAAAAACAGACCTTTGTCTATTAACACCAGTAGAAAATATGATACCTCTAGTTTTTTACCCATTTAGTAAGGTATATGCTAAAAACTTTAAAAGCTTAGGTCATCCTTTTGGATTTGAACAAGTAATTTCTACTGGTAGATTTGTGCAAACTCAAATCATGGAAACTGCTGCACCATTTCCACCAGACCAATGCCCCCACAAAGCTACAGAATTTAAGAACGTTGAAAATCAAGCATTTAGAATGCTAATGCTTATTACTGGACTTAAATCGTTGTGCCTAGATATTGCTATTATGAATATGTACAATATGATTACAGTTCCTGGAAATAGCGGAAGTCCTGTTTACGATGGTTTTGGCTATGTACACGGGATTATTTCTCAGACAATGAGCGGATTGTTTGGCATTGCGGTTTCAAATATGGAAATTCAAGGGTTTTTAAATCGTTATGAAAAAAGTTTATAATTTTGAAAGATTTACTGAAGTTGCTGCTGAAATGGGACTAGATTGCGTTGTGCTATATGACGAAGTTGGAGAAGTTCGAGGAGTGATAATTGGAGATGAAGAATTCATCGATGATTTTGCAGAAGGAATGAGTACTAACAAGGAAGATATGCAGTGAGTTTTTTAAAGAAATATTGGCAGTTGTTAGTAGGATTAGTTGTTGGGTTAGCAAGTATTTTAGTATTTAAAAGGTCTAAGTTTGACAAAATGGAAGATGAGCGGAAAGAAAAACTTGGCGCGCTAGAAGAAGATATTAACGTATTACAATCAGCAAAACGAGAAGTAGAAAAGCGAGATGTAGTTTTTGATAAAAATAGAAGTTCTGAAGATGTTAAAAAGTACTGGGATGAAGAAAAATGAGTAATTGTGATTTTTTAAATAAAATTATAACATATACTATCAATGATAAGAAGTATTTTGGCTATGTAGAATCTGTAGCATCTTTTGAAAATCGTAATGCTCAGGAAATTATTGGTTATTTTCCAGGATTTACTGAATATGAGTATAAACTTGCATCTGGACCTAGAATTTATGTAGTTTCCTATAGTTATTATGTTAGAGAATTGGGAAAATTAGAAACGGAAGCTACTAAAAAAGAACTTTTAAAACATCTAATTGAAACAATCTTAGCATTTAAGAAAAAAGATACTGAAAAAAACGGAGCGGCTTGGGCTATTAGTGAAGAACTGCTATGTGCTAGGGCTGTTTGTATGAAAGCTTTTGATTTGACCTATGAAGAGTGGAGCGGTTTATTTATGGAGGTACAATGAAACTATTACTAGCATTTTTAATTAGTTTTAATGCCGTTGCCATGACTCCCATTAAAAAAGGAGAAGGTGCTCCCAATGATGGGTTCTTTCTTACTAAAGAAGAAGAGCAAAAACACTATGAAAGAAACGAGAAGCAAAAGCAAACTATCATTAAATTAGAAGATTTGCGCGTTATTGATAGCCAAATTATTGCCAAAAAAGATGAGCAAATCAAAGTACAAGATGACTCCTATCATAAGCTACGTGAAGAACACTATAAGTCTAATAACCTTGTAAATATTTTATATTTTATTGGTGGGGCGGTATTGACTGGTGCAATTAGTTACGCTACAATTAGAACTATAAAATGAAATATAATTTAGCGCAATTATTAGAAATTGCAAAAAAAACACACGAAGAAAAGCTGGCTAATAAGAAAAAGCCTGCTGTTAAACAAAAAGAAGACGTATCTAAGTATTTTGAGTTTATGAAAAAACACAAAGTATCTCCAGGTACAGACCCTATATGGAAGTTCTATTTAGAAACTTGGTTTGAATCTTGGCACGATGGTGCATTTAAACCTAGAAGTCTTAATAGAATTCTAAAGTTGCGTATTAAAAAAAGTGCTAGAACTGGAACTAAATATTTTGTAGATAACAATAAACTTCATCCATCTAGACAAGATAGGAATAAAACTATTTTAAAGTGGATATTAAAGAATACAGAAAATGGCAAAGAAGAGAAATCCACTCAATCCTAATCATCAGACAAAACCTAGACAATCATTTATTGATTACGACTATGTAAACAAATTATCAAAAAAAGATAGAGCATTTCTTAGTAAGTTTACTGATGAATACTATGGTGGAGTTTTTAGCGAAGATGACAGTAAAAATTTAATACAGGGTGAGGATAACCACCGGGCTATTTGGAGAGAAGATAGCTATCGGAGAATTTGTCAGTTTAATATAGCTCAGGCAAGCAAGGTATTACTACCAGAAGAGCTTTTAAATAGGGTTTCCGAGAACGAGACATTTACTTTAGAAGAAATCCTAGCCATTGTAGAAAAAAGAATGCAGCTAGTATCTAAAGACCAAGTACGCGACCTATTACAACAAATCAAAGATTTTTACAACACCGCCGATTAAAGAAGCAAACGCAGAAGCTGCTCCAAAATAGATGCTGTATTTTTTAAAAGCTTTCATTCTTAGCTTAGATTGCTGTTTTTGGAATCCGTAATCTTCAGTCATTTCACGTAGCTGAGGAATAAGAGGTTCTAGCACATCGATAATTTTATTATCACCTAGGATATGAACTCTAATAAGATCATTCTGGGATCTAAACTCATGTTTCATATCTACTAACTCAAGATTTATCTTTTCAACCTTATCGTCAATTTTATCTACTTTATCTTCAATTCGATTAAATCTTGCGTCAGACATAACTATTCCTCTTCATTTCCAAACATTTCGGGGAAAATATCTTGTAGCATTTCTCGATAATTGGGATTTTGAGCAGCACTGAACATAAGTGCAACTTTCCTAGATTTTTCACTTCCAGAGGCTTCGTTTAGTAGGTTAGCTAGTGCCTCACCTTTTTTACCAAACTTTTGAGAAGCCATTCCAGCAGCTTGTAGAAACTTTTGTTGTGGAAGGTCTACTACCTTATAAGCCTTATCTAAGCCCTTTTTAGCTACCATAGCGCCTTTGGTACCAAGTACAGCACCCCTAGCAGCGGTACCCTCTAATGACCCAAATAGAATACCCATACCGCTTTTGGTAGCGGCTTTATTAATGTCAGCTTTTTCACCAAGTTTTTGGATATCTTCTTTGAAACTAGCGGCAAATTTTGGATCAATACGATTTAAGTAGTCAAAAGTGTCGTTCAATACTCGATTAGACTTATACCCACCTTTACTGCCAGATTGGATATCCGAAATGAGTGCTCCCATCTTATCTTCTAACTTTTGACCAGCAACTTCCCTAGAAGCATTTCTATCTACTCCCAAACGAGTACGCATATTTTCTAGGTTAGATTTTAGGGCATTTGCAGCCTCATACCCCTGTCTTAAAGGGCTAGTCTCATTTCCTAAAGATTGTTTGGTTAGAGAGTCAAAGTTTTTAGACATGTCTTTGGCAAGTTTAGAACCGTAGGCGTCCCCTTTGGATTCCAAAGCATCGCCAAGTTGGCGGAATACTAGCTTTTGATGGTGTAACTCTTCACTTGATAAAAATTCAGGTAAGGAAGATAGCTTGTCTTTCAGGGCTTGAATTGTTTTTGCAAAATCTTCGCCTTGGTTTTTGGAGTAGATAGCATCTAACATCTTGTTTGCATCGCCGTCAAAACCAGGACCTACTGAGCGCTCTGAGGATAGTGTATCCTGTATACTTTTTTTAACACTAGCATTATCTAGCCCAGTATTTGCAGCTTTGGCATTTTTAAAGACAGTGTTAAATTCATCGTCAATTTGCTTATATGTATTGTTAATTTTACCAATAAGTTCTTGTGTTTTAGTCTTAAATCCACCCTCAATTTTAGATCTAGCCTCTTTACCTACTAGGTCTTCGCCCTGTTTTGTAAGCCTTGATGCCGTGGCGGCAGTATCTACAGTTTCAAACTGGTCTTTAAGCCAATTGAATACTTTGCCACCTTTATTACTTAGGTAATCTGACCCTTTATTTAAAGCTCCGCCAACAGCAGCGCCGCCCGCAGCACCTAGAGCAGTGTCTTTAGCTAATCCAGGTAGATTTTCTTCTTCCGATGTTCCAAGAGCATTTAGTCCGCCATATTTAGCGCCAGCTTTAGCTGCAGCTTTAGTAGCCTCTGAGAATAATTCCTTTTTACCTTGATTAGCCAAAACTTTAGCAGCAGCCTTTAAGCCGCCCTTAGCAAGCACGCTAGCCCCACCAGAGGCTACAGCAGGCAATACTCCTCCTAATACTTCTCCAGCCATATAAGAAGCTGGATTGGCTTCCTCGGCAGCTTTATAAGCCTCTCTACTTTCATCTCTAGAAGCCTTATACTCTCTGATAGATGGGTCTTCTGGAGAAATACCAGCACCTAGTAGGTTTAGGATCTGTTTACCTGCACCAATAGGAGATTCCAAAGCACCTGCCATTTCATCAGCCGTGCCAAAAGTAACATCCTGAGCAGCGCCCCTTAAGAGAGATTGAAGCTCGTTGGGACCAGAATCATCAGAATTAGAATTTTCTGCAAGCTCATCTTCAGAAGGAGCAGCAAACATTTCAAGTTCCTCCTTACTAGGAGGAGCAAACATATCTTTTTTATTTTGAGACATAGCCCCTCTTTTCTAGAATAGACTTAGCTTTGGCATAATCCAAGCCATGTTGCTTAGCATACTCTTCAACTTTAGGATCAGTAGAAGACTGTTGTTGAGTATCTGCAGTTTTGTAGTATTCTAGTCCTGGTAAATAATCTTCTTTTGGGATACCAGCTTTTTCAGCTTGGCTAATAAACGGCTTAATATCATTTTCAAACTGTTGATATGCATTTTTATGCATGTTTTTAATTGCTTCGTTAACCGCAGTTCGTTGTTTGTTTGTTAATAGTCGCTTGTTGCGTAAATTAGAAAGTGCTAGTTTCATTTGATCGCCGTATGATCCAGCACTTTTAATAAGGTTTAGTTCCCCTTCTTTAACACCAGTAGTAGGGTCTACTGATTTGGCAAAAGTGTACATAGCTTGCAAATCAGCCATACCATCTTTTTTACCCATTCCACTAAGAACTTGCCTATAAGCACTATCAATAGTTTGCATTTTATCGTAACTTTTACGACTTTGAATTTGAGTAGAAAGTTTGTTTGCAAATTCTCGTGATTTTTCTGACTTTTTATTATCTCTTGTTGCAGCAATTTCTTCGCGTTTTAAATCTGCCATTTCTTTTCTGGCTGCTCTGTCTTCTTTGCGTGCTTCAAGCGAAGCTAGTTGTGGGAACATTTTCAGCGCCATTTCACCGCTTAAATTATCTGGTACTGTAATTCCGGCAGCCTTTAGAGCATCTCTCATTTCTTTGGATTCTGGGCTTTGGTTATCGCGTAATCTTGCGGCACGCTTCTTATCAATGTCTTTAACTTTTTCCCCAGCCAAATCTCTCATAGCTTGTAGGTTTAAGTTAACAGGATCACCCTTAACACCGCTATGATACTGAGCACCACCGCCAATAAACTTAGCAATGCCTTCTAATAACATAGTGGTTTTAATCATACTATCTCTAGCATCAAGAGCTTCTTGCATTTCCTGCTCATTACGACCAGGCTTGCCAATTTCTTCATTTAGTAGAGCAATGTTTTCTTTAACAAATTCTGATTTTTTAGTAATGGATGCTAAATCTCTTTTTTTAGCATCTTTTTCCACATCATCAATAAACTTATGTTGCTCATCAGAGTCGGAAAAATCATAGAACATTTTGTCTAGTTCTTTGTTTGATTCTTCCGCAGCTTTCATAGCACCAGCAGCTTTATCTACCAAACCAGGATTTTCAATTAAAGCTTGTTCTTGATTGGCTTCTTCATTAGCAGGAGGCTGGTCTAAAGCTGCAGCAGCATTAGCCGCCATACCAACACCAGGAACCAAGAAACGACCTAATAGTCCTAGAGCTTTTTTGCCCATTCCAGGAGCAACTTTTCTACCCGTAGTTAAAATAGCATCATCAACCATTCCAGCAGCATTGGATGAAGATTTAACTAAATCAGTAATTGGCTTAGAGGATGGAACAATATCGTCAGCCTGACGTACAACTAGATCTTTTCCCTTTCCAAAATCATCGGCTACTTGAGAAAAGGCAGTCTCTGTAGGTTCCCCTACCAATTTAAAATTGGGCTTAGTTTTATATAGTTCATCTTGCGTAATGTCTTTATAATTTAAATCCTGAGAAAGTTGCTTTAGAGCATCAAGATTTTTACCCTTAGCTAATTTTTGCTTAAGCTCACCCTCTTCGTTAAGAAGTTTAAGAGCTTCTTCGTTTTGCCCAGCTTCTAGCAATTGGTCAATAAAGCTTTTGTCCCGGAAATCCATTTATTCACCCTCGTGGAACGATTTACTTAGTTCGTAGGCTTTAATCATTTCTGAGTCGCCAAACACAACACCATTACTTACAATGCGCTGATTCTCAGTAGAAATGTTGTAAACTTTTGAAATATTTGATTTAAAAGGAACTGAGTATTTTGCTTTTTCTACTGGCAAGAAAACGCCATCTTCTTCAACCATGTGGTCTTTAGTTACTACAATTCCCATGTAGTTGTAAATTTCAGATGGATCTACTTGACTTTGGCTAGTACCCAAAACTTTTCCACCAAGAGCTACTTCGTCGCCAACTTTAATTTTTTCAATATCCTTTAAACTGCCGTCAGCCATTTCAATTGCTTCTCCAGGACCAAAACAACCAAACTGAATTTTAGCACCGGCAATTTGCATACCGCCGCCAACCATTTGATTAAATCCAGCTTGCTGAGATTGGGCTTGATTTTGTAGTAGATTTCCTTTGGCTTGCATAGCACTGGCAGCACCACCAGCTTTTTGAACCTGGTTTTGATACTGTTGTTGCAGTAGTTCTTTGTTGTACTGCTCTTGCATATTTCGAGTATTTGTAGCAGTATTTGCAATGGATTGCTTATTTGCAAGATTAGTAGCTTGTGCTTGGTTTTTTCTATCTAAGTCTCTTTGAGTTTGACCAGCACGTTGTTGTAAATTAAATTGATTAATTAAATCAGCGGCTTGAGCTTTTTGAGTTTGCTCTCCAACGTCTTGAGTACGCATTTGACCAGAAAGATTAGCAATTTTATCCAAAGCACTTTGTTTATTTGCAAATGCCATTGCTGCTCTAGCTTCAGCTTGTTTAGCAGCTTGTTGTTGAGCATCCTGGCTACTTTTAAGCCTAGTAGCAAGTTCCATACCGCTACCAGCTACTCCACGTTCAGCCATGTTTTGTAGAATAGCTGCATCTCTAGATTGACCAACTCCAGCAGCTTCTCGCATAATGTCATTAAGTTCAGCCTCATCTTCTGGAGTAAGTCCACCAGCTTCAGATTGGGCTAATAAAGTATTCAAAGCTCCCATTTGAGCAGCTTTAAGTTCTTCAGGAGCAGCCACTCCTTCCATAGCAGAAGGGTCCAATTGTTCAGCAAAACCTTCAAGCTCTGGAACCAATTCCCCAACAAGTTCTGGAGATTCTAGGATAATACGCTGAGCTTCTACAGTAGGAATGCCAAGCTTTTGTAACTCAGCTAAAGCTCGGTCAAACTGCGCCCCACCCTTTTCAGCCGTTTCTTGCCAACTGGTCTTACCAATACCTACTGAACCTAATGTATCCTTAATAATACCCATTTATTTATCCTTCAAATTTTTGACAAAAAATACATTTTTATTATCAGCTTTTAGTAACTGAAACCCATTTTTTAATAAAAACTTTAGGGCTGCAGTATTTGTATTTTTAAGCTGTTCGTTTGGTGCTACTGATGCGTACAAATTATCTTTATTAGATTCTACAGCTTTTACAAATACGTCGTTAAATAGTTCCTGCATAACACCGCTATTTCTTTTTTCCGGAACGACATAAGCATCTAGAATAAGAACTGAATTAGGTGAAGAAGTATAAGTAAGAAAACCACTTTCATTGTAGACAGATTCATGTCCTAGACGTTCCTTAATATAATTACACCACATGTTATTCATTTAAAAACCTACCATCAGCACCAAATACTTTTAATAGGATATAGGCGTCCCCGTTATCTGTAATGGTCATATCATGACGGTCACTTAGCCTTTTAACCATAGATTTACTATCAGTGTAGTAGTGCATGTACTGCACACCATTATTCTTAGCTTCTTTAAATACATGATTCAACAGAGCATCCAAACATTCAGATCTTACATCTTCTCTAAATGTACTATCAGCTATTGTAAATCCTAAAATAGAACCAACTGTACCTTCAAGTTTAAAGTAACTAGAAAAAGCAACATCTTGATCATTGTAAGAAATAATATAGGAATAAGGAGAGATAAGTTTTTCATCCCAGTGTGACCATTGAATGGCATCAAACCACTTACAAAGAGTGGAATAATCTTCCGGTTTATAGCCTCTAATAAGCATCATCGAGTTCTCTTATATAGGTAATCTTCTACTAAGATAATCTTTTTGTGATCGCTATTAAGTTCATAGATAATTTCTTCGTAAGTTAAATCTTGATCATCATGTTCGTATGTATCGGTAAAGATTTTAGCATTAGAAACTATCAAATGCCTTTCGGTACAAATTGGATAAACAACAGTTTCTTCATTGGTATAGAATTTAGCGTCCGGACAATTTTTTAAACGCATAAATTCGCCATAATGATAGACAGTGTGACTTTCAGAAGCTTTAATTCCTTTATAGTCGTAAATACTATCACAATAGCCGCTACCGTGAGCTACTACTCGTCCACCAAGGGCAACAACATCCCCAAGCTTGATATCTTGAATAGCTTTTTCTGTACCATCTGCCATTTCAACCATAGTATCTTTGGCAAAACAGAAGATAGACGACACAGCATTAGAGACTGTCTTAGCAGCTTTGCTTGCAACATCGGAAGCAACGTTAGCAGCAACTCTACTAAGCTCCAAAGGAGCGGCAGCAGCTATTCTTAGAGGAGCCGGTGCCATGTTGGCTACACTATTTATGGTATTTAATGCTGGTTGTACTACAGCAGTATTTGCAACATCTGCACCTAACATACTACTAGTTACCATGGGATTTAGACCATAAAGAGCAGCAGCTTCTGGATTAGCCATTAGAGCTGGCAATAAAGACCCAAAGGTACTGCCAGTAGCCTGATCGGTAAACTCTCCAGTCTGTTCTCCATAAGTATACTGTGGAGCAATGTCAGAAAGACCTCTGCCAATGGCAGTGCTGTAGTCATATCCCAAAGTGCCCGGTAAACTACCAGGTTTCTGATATACGTCGCCTTTGCCCAACAATTGATTGAGCATGTTAATGTCTTCCATTTCATCAGCACTAACAGCATTCTGTTCGTTAAACTGGCTAGCATCAATATCTTTTAAGTATTGTGCCATCTGTAGACGTGGATCGCGACGATATTCCATTTCAGAAATTACGCCATTATTTACACGATCTAATAAGTTTGCTTTCTGATAAGAACTTAAAGCATCTCCAGTAATATCATATTTAGTATTATCTGCATTTTGGACTGTAATACGATTTAGAATTTCAGGTCCACGCAAAGACACTAGTTCATTGAATACTGTGCGTTGTGCTGCTGGAATACCAAGAGCATCCATTTCTTCTGAAGATAGTGCTGTAGCGGTTTTAAGCTTCTCTTCAATGGCAGTTTTTTTACCTTGTAACCCAGTAAGTGCGTCTTGAGCACGTTGTCCAATAGCTCCGCGTTTATTAGTAATATCTCCCATTAAGGTAGAATTTAGACTGTCGGCAGTAGAAGTGGCTAGTGCATTTAAGTCAGTATTGCTAGCTGTAGTTAAATCCTGTAGTCCAGAAAGCGCAGTTTGCTGCTGAGATGTTTTTTGTGCAGTAGAGCTAATTTGGTTTAGAGCATCTGGCGCAGTCTGTAGTAGTAGCTGATCTAGGCGTGCAGCACCACGGCTATAAGATGGCAAACCAAAATTTTGACGAAGCAAATCAAATCTTCCACCCTCAGAACCTACCTGCGCAGCTTTTTGCTGTAGTCCTTGTAGATTTTGCTGAAGTTCTGGAAGGTTGTTAACTTCTTGTTGTTGATACTGTCCGCTAAGAGCAGATTGTAATTGTTGTTTATTTTGATCATTGCCTAAGAAAGTAGACGCGTCTTGAGTTGCTTGAGTAACTAGACCCTGAGCACTCTGCATTCTAGTTTTTTCAGCCTCAACTGCATTTTTAATATTTTGCTGTTGAGTATCAATTTTATTTTGAACGTTTTGTTGATTTTTTGTAATGTCTTGGCTAATCTTACTACCAAGTTGTTGTCCAGCGCCTTGATTAGCTCCAATAAATTTCTGTAGATTCTGGAACCTTCCACTACCGGCAACTTTATTTGCGTTGTCAGCAGGAGCTTGTACGGATTGACCTTGAACAGGTTGACCTGTAACAACTTGACCACTTGGAGCAGAAACCTGTCCTTGTTGCTGTTGTTTCTTTTTTTCTTCGTCGTTTAAATAATCCATACTTATACAGTTAGAATCCTTATTGTCCAATTATCCAAAATTTAAGTTTATACTTAGTATTTGGATTTAGCCCAGTAATCTGTAAAATTTTAGTAGTAGTGCCATCTTGCCTAAACGTAACAAATGGAAAAGACATGATAGAACTATCTAAACTAACGACATTTCCAGCACTTCCGCTTACAGTAGTAAGCTTGGGAACTTCAAACATTGTATCATTTTTTACAGTAATTTTAAAGCTTCCGTTAATATTTGGAGTACTATTTGTTGAACCTAATGTAACGTATTGTCCGCTAGTAAATCCATGGGGTTGCGTAGTTGTAACAATGGATGAATCTCCTGCAGCTATTGAACTTATTGCAATGGCTTGGGAAGCTGAAGCTATTTTATAGTCGGCAACTTGTATAGCATTGATTTTACTAATAGGAGATTTTAAAAGAATCTGGTTTACTGGAGCGCCTAGTTGATCAACCTCTAGAGTAACTTCTCGAAATTCCTGGTCTAGGTTATCTCCAATTGTAATTCTCTTGTTAAAAATAAGATAAAGTTGCTCAAGTAGTGGATTTAAGGCAAAACCAATCCTTCCAACTAATTCTTGGTCTTCGGACCTGAAGTCTTCCTTTAATAGACGCCTACTACCACTTATTTTCATTCAAGTCCGTATAGCTTGCGCAAATTCATATACTTAGATTGCATAGGAGCAGCTTGCTGGTTGGCAAATCCTTGTAAATTCATAGATGTATCGAGTTGTTTTGGCATTGCAGAAGCACCACTATCCGCCATACCACTTCCAAACTTACCGAGTACTTCTAAAAATTTACTCTTTTTACTAGAATCTTCTTCCCCAGGAAGTACCCCAATTGTACCTTCATCGTCCAAGGTACCCTCTTCCATTCGTTTTTTAGCCAACATGCTGTCCATAAACCCTCTCTATTACCGTTTATTTGCCCTTATAAGCCCTCTCAGACACCATCTCTATGGTAAGAGACATGCCGAAGATGTAAACCGCTTCTCGGGCGTTTAAATGCCTAAATTGGCATGAAATGTACCTATGCATAGCTTTATTACGAGGAACTAAAGTTCTTACAGGTTCACTAGAGGATACACCCCCAAAACCTTCTTCCCCAAACCCATTCTGACCAAAAATACCAGTTCCTTCAGCAACAAACTCTCTACCATCAAATCCTTTACTCAAATCGCTGGAATACCGTATTTCCCCGCCAGAAAACCCTTGATTATCAAAAATAACTGTCGCACTGGACGCATGTTTCAAAACGCTAGGATCTCCAGAGGGATTTGGAACCCAAGTAACTAGGGAGTTAATTCCCTTGTATACAGTAGTGTCGCCTTCTAGGAATAAAGGACTTCCAGAAAGAGTTACTACCATTGCAGTGGCATCTTTATCAACAATTAGCTGCTCAAAGTTTGATGTATCGTCAGAATACCTATAATTTGTAAATTGAACCTCAGAAGATTCATTTAATCTATCCATTGCAAAATTAAATACGGTCTGAGCTTCTACCCAATCATTTGGAGGATTGCTGGTGTCGTAAATAAATCCACTTCCGTTTCCATAAAACCCAGTATAGCTATTAGAATCGGAAAAGGAATCTGTAAGAAATAGCTGTAATTTAGTGCAAATAGATGCCAGCTTATTAATAATATTTATACCAGCAACGGCTTCTAAGTTAGAATTGAAGGAATATTTAGCTTTACCGCCAAATGCTGTATAAATTTGACTATTGATGGCAATGGTAAAAGTATTAGCATCCAATACAATTACTTGATGAATACCGTTTAAAACATCTGCTCCAGTTCCTGTTATTCCAGTAAGTAGAGCGTACTCTCCAGTAACTAACCCGTGCCCTGTAACAGCAAAAGTAGTAGCTACTCCTGTTGTAATGGTAGTAATGGGCTTGTCTAGAAGCAAGTCTAAATCTAATTTACGCAATAAAATATTAGTTTGAGCAATGGTTAGGTATTGTTGTTGAAATAGAACATCTCCAATTTCAACATTTGTAAGAGTGGATAAGCTAGACACAATATTGTTAGCAATACCGCCAGCATTAATCTGAACAGTAAACTCTCGGTCCACATGGTCAGTTCTATCTAAAGTTTTTCTTTCTTTTTCTATTTGATTTGTGTCAGCAGCACCAAGATAAATCTTGTCATCTGAAGAATTTAATACTCCACAGGTTTTTGACACAGACCATTTAGTCCAACTACTAGTGTCATTATTATACCTAAAACATTGAGTGGCTACGGTGTCTGTAGTTTTTTCGGTAATAAATAAATGGTATGACCTGTCGTTTTCACTAGATACTGCAAACGACTGTCTTTTAAATGCTGCGTTTAGAATTGCTTTATTTAGCAAGTTTTCAATAGGTTTTGATATGGTCTGAACACCAGTATCAGAAACTACTACTACGCCCCTATTAGTCAGTGCGCAAATTTCATTGCTGAGAATAGATCCGGTGTCAGGAGAAAGCATAATATTTGTAGGATCAAATAATGCAATTGAAAAGTTTTGCGGAGCTTCCCCGGACAATCTGAAAATGCCATCTTCTTTAAAAATAAATAAACTGTCTCGTAAAGCTATAATACGCTGGATTACTTTATCTTTTCTTCCAACATCAAAAAAGTTTACGATAGGAACAGCTTCCGGCTGCTGTAGCTTACTAAAGAAGATCCTATTGGGATTAACTTCATTGTCGGCTGCACTAGAAGCCAACATAACCTTAGTGCCAGTTCCCAGAGAACCTACAGAAGTATTAACAGGAATAGAAAAAGTATTTGCGGATAGTACTGTGATGGTTCTTTTGCCATCAATATTAGGACTATCTCCGGATGTATTAAATAGCACTACGCTATTTCCAGTAGAATAGCCGTGAGTTGGAACTGTTAGTACCGCAGGATTGGCTTGTGTATAACTAGATACCGATTTAATGCTTGGAAGTTGTGGATTAAATTTTGTATTTGCGCCAGGGGTAGTTTCTTCAATGCCAATATAAAATGCAGTTCCGGTAATAGTACGAGTTTCTAAAAGCATTTGACCGGGAATTTCACCTAGTCCAGAAGTATAAGTTGCAATTAAAAGCCCGCCAGCCTGAGCATTAATTATTTCTACAATAGACTGAGCGGTTTCTTCTACTCTTTGACCTGGAGTAGGCTTAGAAGATAGTAGGATATGTTTTAAAGCAGCATCTTCTCCATCACCAGCCACTACCTGATCATTAAAAGTAATGGTACCGCCAGCAGGAGCTGGAACAGGAACAGTAGAACTATTCTGAAGGTGCCAGGGACTGGTGTTTCCGTTAAAATCGTTTGCTATAGTAAGAGTAACGTTAATGCCAGTTCCGGTTTTAGATCCAGTAAAGTATAGGCTATTTAGTAGAGTTGAGATAACCTCATCTACTATTTGTTCATTTGTAGGAGTAGCGCCAAGAGAAGACAAATCAACCTTAACTCCCATCTTGCCGGAAGTTTCTGCGTTGGATGGTTCGGTTGTAGTTCCATCGTCGTCAAACCACACAAAGGCTACAATTTCATTAGACGCTGATCGCAATAGAAAGTAGGTTCCTTTTAAAGCAGCTTTAGAAGCGTAGTTGGCAGTGGCAAATACTATGGTGGATTCAGCCTCTTGACCAACAAAAGTATAAGTTTCTGTAGTATCCCCAGTGGTTACTACAAGTTTAGTGTCACTAGACACAAACGAATCAGTGCTAAGTAAAGAGGAAGTTAGTTTGTATTTAGTCTTTGTGTTACCAAAGAACATGTAATTTTTATATAAGGTAATGTCATTTGCAATGGGAGGAATTTCATTAGCCTGTAGGATACCTTCTCCAGAAATTGGATTGGTATATAGTGGAGTAGCTCCAATTCTAAAATCTTCTGGAGTAATATCGTTAATAGTTACAGTTCCAGTAAGAGTAGCTGGAAAATCTTCAATAACTAGAAAAAATTCAGCTTCTGGAACTAGGTCAGCTAATTCATTTATATCGGTAGTAGTTACAAAAGCACTGCGGTAAACTTGGTAAAAGTAGTCTGATGTTATGTCATCAGGTATTTGAAAAGTTAAATCTACAGTACAGCTATTAGTTTCTGAAGTATTAGAAACAATTGCAGTGGAACTTGGTTTGCCAATTATTAGATTGTTATTTAGGTCTTTATACGCCCAAGTAACTGTGTACGCAACTTTAGACAGTGCAGGTAAAAACCCAGCATTAACATAATTGGCACTAGCTTTAAGATTGAGAGCATTTTTTCCACCAGCGTCAGTAATTCCATTAGTAAAATCTGCAGAACTATTAGCACTAAGTTTTTTAATGCCTTTATTAGTAGTAATGTATAAATTGCCATTACTTTCTTGAGTTTTGATTCTTAGTCTAGCAGATTCAGGTTCTGTGTAGTCGCCAGAAAACTGAGTAAAAGTTCCGCTACCGTTGTCCCAATCTAACTTAGTTTCGTAGTGGCGAAAAATTCTTTCTTTGTAAGTAAATAACTCTTTTACTCTATAAGAAGAACTAGATAGTAAATCACCGTACAAAAAGAATCCACGACGTTTCTCAAGTATTCCCAATCTATCATGGTTAAAATTGGAAGCCTCTAGAAGAGCGCCGGGAGGCACTTCTCCGATATACTGAGCATTAGTATTTAAACCTGCAATCTTTAGGTTTACTATTTGTTGCGGCACTTAGAACCTCTTTCTTCGATTTCCTTTTAGAAGACCGAAACTAGGTTTAATTTTTAAAGGAGAACCAGTTACCCTATTCTCGATTAAAATTTCAGCGTTTTGTTTTGATTGAGCAGACCTTGCTTTAGCAAAGCCAAGTCCCTGAGCATCTTTAATGCCCTCTAGAACCAATTCGCAAGTAAGAGTAACTAAGTGCCTATGAAGTTCTGTTGGCACCCCAGGAATGTCTGTTTCGTATGATAAAGCTACAGTGTCTCCAAGCTCCAAAGTATCTGGGATATCGGAGTTTTTAAAGTTTATAGTTTTTGTAATAAAATTTAAAACTTTTGGATATACATCAATTGACAATGTATTATGTGGAGATTTACTCTTTAGAAAATCAATAGTATCTGCAGTTGAAAAAATAGTGGGGAGGTTGTTTAAAACATAATTAGTTGTATTATTGTATACAACTCCTGCAGCGAATGGTCCAAGTGCGGAAGTATCCACGGGCACAGTAAAGGTATTGCTATCAACAACTGTAACTACATGACTGGTATTTAGTAAAGAGTTGCTAGCTCCAGTAACCGAACCAATAGTGACCGTTTCGCCGCTAGACAAAGTGTGTGGAGTTGTAGTTATAAACGTAGTAGAAGTTCCAACCGATATAGAAGAAACTAAAACAAACCCTTCACTTGTAGATTGGATTTTACCCACTCTACTACTAGACACTAAATTGTTAGGTCTTAGTAGGTATGTAAACTTTAAGCTGCCGTCGTCGCTAACAATTTCTGGATACAAAATAACAGAGTCGTTTTCAATAAAAAAACAATATGGCTGATCGCTGTTAAATTGGAAATCGTACCTGTCTTCTCTTTGAATCCTAGTAAGCCTATATTCCTGATTGCTGCTATCAATATAGCTCAAAGCTCTTAACTGATTAGCTACAGCCCTTTCTGGAATAGGATACTTTGATTTTGCAGGTTCAATTGGCACTAGTTTGTGAGCAACAAAGTATTCTTCTTGAGTTGCTTTAATGGTAGGAACTAGAGTTTCTTGAATCTGATCGTTGCCTAATTCTAGGATATCATCCTCAGAGTATAAGCTATCTGATTCAGGCAAAGAACATCTGCGCCGAACTGATTCTACGAAAGTAGTACTAGTTAAGTATGGAGCTTTGCCTGCCATATTAGCCGTTCATCTTTTTGAGCTTCATTTTTTCAAGATGTTTCATCATTTTGTCAATTTCTTCAGATGACATATCTTGTTTCATTTCTGGAAGGCTAGAATCCATTTCATCAGATTCTTCTTCAACTTCGCCTAAGCCTTCAGATTCTCCCATTTCTTCAACTTTGTCTTCAGCGATTTCTAAACCGGCTTTAAGACCTTCCTGATCGGGAGCGGCAACGGTGACTTTTTGCATCTTCTTAGCAATGCCTTCGTCAGCCAAGTTTTCTAGCTCATCAAGCATTTCCATTTTGGAATCTTGTTCCATTTTGGACATAGGCTTGTAGCCACCAGCAGCTTTCTTTTTTAGTAGGTCTTTGATTTCATTCATCATACTCATCTCCAAGTGCTTTCTTATAGTTAGAAAGTCAGTTAATTTACTAATATACCCAATAAAAACAACTAGTTACTCTTTCAAATTCTGCAAAATATGGTGCAGTTGTTTGGGAGTCACTAAATCTAAATTACATTTTAAGTTTTTTAATACAAAATTATTAAGTAGCAAAGCCGCTAATTCGGAGCAAATATAAGCCTTTTCGCCGTCAGAAAAAGACCGTAGGCTAATGCCAAATCGTCGTAGGAATATAATTGCTAGGGACAAAAAAGAATATGGTTTACCTAATCTAGTCCTTAAAAAATTAACAGCATTTAGCTTATCAACTTCTGGAACATTTACAGCAAATTCTTGAACAACGATATTCTTTTCTAAGAAGCTTGTTTCTAGAACATGGTTTACCATCCCTTTGGAGGCTTGATAAATATCATAGTCCCCAAATTCAGAATTATAAACCTTAATAAATACGTGAGAATAGTTAGTTTTTTCAAACAACATTATAAACTTACTAAAAAGTTTAAATCCCTTAGCTCTTGAAAAACCTATTACAATTCTACTCATAATTATAATACCGTAGAAAGTAGTAAGTTAGCAGCATTTTCAATTCTATCAGCATCTGCAGCAATAGAAGGAGCACTTACTGCCAAACTAGCTTCAGATACAGCTAAGGATGCTTGTGTTGCAGCAAAAGATACTTGAGTCGCTGCTAAACTTGCGGCAATGGTAGCCAAGTCGTCGTCCAAAACTCCAACAGAAGTTTCGCTTAAGCTAACTAGATTAGAATCTCTATTTCCAACAGCATCAACTGCTCTAACTCCAACATGATAAACAGTTCCTTTAATTAAGTTACTGCCATTGGCTAGTTGATAAACATCCTGACTCAAAGAATTACATACTAATGCTATGTTTGCAGTATTAAACAAACCAGTTGCTGTACTGGCTTGAACATAAATTTCGTACCTAATAGGAGTTGTAGAGTCAGTTGCAGCTAACCATTGTACTCTTAAAGAACCATTTGGTCTATCAGATACGCTATCTATTCCAGCAAAAGTCGGAGGAGTTAAGTCCGTTACACTGGCATTGGGAGTTTCTTGATAAAATAATCCACTAAAATACTGCATTATTCTTCTCTTAGGGAAACGGTTACTCTTACTCCCGGAGGAGTTGCCCAATTGTATCTAAGTTCAGTGGTAAGTGCAGTGTTTGGAATAGTTCCCAACGAGTTCCAACTTGAACCGTTATTGGTTGTATATTCAAAGAAAGATGCATCGTCTACAGTATTACCACTTGCTACTAGCACACCACTGTCATCATAAGCCCTAAAGTACATCTTTGGAACAGTTCCGGATTCGTAAACTCTTTGAAGTCTAAATGCAGATTTTGCGGGAGAGGTGCTTATTGTATTTTCAACAGAACCTTCCCAGTAGTCTGAAATTTGATTATCAGAATTCAAAGTAACTACAAACTCATTAACTTGAGCAGGAGAAGAACTCTGCTCCGATTGCATAGCAAAGGCTAACTTAAATTGAACTTGTGGATGTGCAGATAGGGCGGATAAATCCTGTCCCAAATCAATATGAATCCAACCGCCAGAAATGCTTCCAAACCCAGAAGTTCTATAGTAACAATATAAGTTCCCAGTTTTGTGGTACAAAGATTCAATAGAAGATATAGTTTCTAAAGTTGAATTTGGAGTATTGATTACCTTTGTTACAATGTATGAGTAATCATATAGATAATCTGACCTAAAGTCTGAACAAAGAACACCACGTTGACCGGCAGTGCTACTATTACAAAACATCCAGCCGCTTCTGGAAGCCAAAGCACCTACAGTAACAAACCCTAAAGCAGCAGTATCTACAGTAAACCCCTCGTAGTAGGTGTTGATTAGTGATCCGGTCTGGGTTTGTATAACGTTATTTACAATTTGCTTAGTTATGAAAATAGATGTATTGGTAGTATAAGTTGCTGAATCTAATGTATCAGACCAAGTAGCAATGGTAGTAGTTGGACCAGTTATTTGGTTTATTGTTCCAGAAATATTAGAAGTTACTAATGAAGCCCAGGTAGTAACTCCTGAGGTAAGTTCGCTAAGTTTTCCTAGGTATAAGTTAGTAGAAGTTGCAAAAAATAAACAATCAAATCCGGCGTTTGTAGTATGAGATGGAGTAGCGCAATCTACCGATCCGTTAGTTACCAGAGTTCCTGTCATAACTGGTAAGTTTCCAGTTTTTAATGTAAAATAAGAACCTGTAATACCAAATGCCCTACCAACTACTGGAGTTACAGCCGTAGTTGCGTTAATAGACGCTCCCCCAGAGGTTGCAGAAAGTTCAAATGTATTTGCAGATACGTTTCTTGCAAAATAAACAGTTCCTATTGTAAATCCACCAGGGTTACTAGAAATTATTACAATTTGATCGTTGTTAGAATAGCCGTGACCTGTAAGAGTGTAAGTAGGGGAGGCTGGTGTAGTAGCTGCGGTACAGGTTTGAGTTGCGTAAGTGGGTGCTGATGAATAAGAAAACTTATGTACTTGATAAACGGTTGCGGTTCCGTTTAAAACATAAACTTCTGAAGAAGAAGGATATAGACAACTTCCAGCAGATGCAGTTAATAAATTAGAAACTCCCATAGAGGCAGGATCTTGTAAAAAATATACTGCTTTTTGGTCGTCCCCCGTAGCAAAGGCAATTGTGGGAAACCCAATTGGCACGAAATCTGCCAAATCAACTTTGTTAACTAGGAATAATCCTCCGTTAATAACAACAGATCCAGTAGTACTTAAAAATATTTTCCAACCAGTTGTTCCAGAATCAACAACTCGGATGTTTTTTAAAGTATGAGTTGTTGCAGCAGAGTTTGGCAGCGCTACGTTAATCCTACCAATGTAAGCACTGACGCCAGTGGAAATATTAAAAGAATATAGCATTATTGGCAAAACACCACCAGACACGGCACCGCAAACAAACATTCGTCCGTTTTCAGTAACTTCCATTCCACCAGTAGGAGTTTGACCGCTGTCAGTAAACACATCTACGAATCTACTAACCGGAGGACCTAAAGCAGCTTCAGAAGCAATAGTCTTTTGAAAAACCCTTCCTTGAATAGTGGTTTTTGTTTGATCATAAGTGCCTGTTACATCACTTAGTAAATCTAGCTTTTTATAAATTCCCATTATACGCCTCTGTAAACTTCTGTTTCATTTGGTTCAGTATTTAGAATAGCATATGCCCTATCGCTTGTCAAAACACCAGCACTTACTAATGCCATTACTCCAGCATATGTTTCCGGTCTTTTTAAGTCAATAAAAGTAGATACGCTTAAATTATCCAACATAATCTTAAACGGCACACTTACCAAGGTAAGATTATAAAATGCTGTAAGTTCGGATATGGTAAATCTATTTCGCATTGCTAACTTAGTGATTTTCCAATCAATATTGCCATTACTAACTAAATTAATTCCATCAAAAGTCCACCCAACCTTTGGAGTTGGAAAAATTGTTGAAATATCGATAAGTAGTTGATTTTTGGTAGCTTCGTAAGAATATTCAGATTCACTTAATTCTACAATTGAAGTTACAATATTATCATTTACAATAGCTACTAGCATAAATCCTATGGAGTATATACTCTTGTTACGTTAGTAATAAAGCCGTCTATATCATATGTAAAATTTTTAACTAAAGTTGCTCCATCAATATGATGAGTAACCTCTACCGTGGTAACCTGGTTTCCAGAGTAGGTAAATTCTTTTGTAAATATGTGGGTTACTTTAGAAGCACTTTCCCAAATATCAACTTGAGTTACCTTATCTGAAATATCGTAGGTCATTTCTGTATAAAAGGATGGATATGTTTGATTCCACAGAAGCTCAACAGTAAGAGCATTTACAGCATCAAGAGCGCCCACGTCAGTAGCGGTAAGTACTACGGCACCACTTTTACCGTTTACAGATTTAACTTCGTCGTATTGAGCAAAGCCAATGATGTTAGAATCAGTGTCTACATACGTAGAAAGTTTCTGCCGAACTCTGTAAATAAGAGCAACAGGGTAGCTGCTTGGAGTACCAGTGAGGCTATAAGCACCCAAGGCATTGAACGTCGTAGCAATGATTGTGCCACCGGAATCTTGCGCAGGAGTAATCGTCGGGCGACCTCCGGAGATAGTTGCAACAATTGCGTCGATTGTTCCTCCGAAGTCATCGAGGACAATTTCTTGCTCAGGTGGGATTGTAATGGTTCCGCTTGTGCCTGAGCTAATAGATGCAAATCTCGTTGATCGAACATATATATCTCCAAGTCCTAAAATAGCACTACTAATTTTACTAGATGACCAGGTTTCAGTAAGAGAAATATCAGAGTCATCAATAGTAGCGCCAAATGGTTCTGAAAATCCTGAAAAGTTAACTTCAATATAAGCTGGAGTTTCTGTAGATCCAAAGCTAGTACATTCTAATTGTACGTGGTCATAAGTATTTAAAGAAAATGCAATACTAGTTGATCCATTAACCGTTTCAATGAGTTCCCAGTTATTCTGACCAGTAATTTTACCGCGAGCTACAATGGTGTTACCACCAGCAGCAAAAGCAATAACTAATCTAGCAGTAAAGTTGCCAGCACAGGAAGCTTCGTAAAAAACCCCTGTACCAGCAACGCGAAAATCTACTAGACCAACTTTGCTAAATTGCATTAGGCTACACTAGTTGTAATAGCGCGGAATCTCATTGCTCCAGCAGAGAATCCCGCGTTGTCGGCAGAAACGTATTGAATCTGTCCGGCGTTAGTAATTGTAAATACGACAGTACTATTGTCGCCTACGGAGGAAACACTCATGTCCCAGCTAGCACCTTTCTGAACTCCTTGTAGAGTAAATTCTTCGTACAAGTCAGAAGTAGCGTCAATAAATACAGAAGCTAGGGCAAAGAAACTACGAACAGTTGCGTTGGCAAATGCAAATCCTGTAACGTTAGCAGGAGTGGATTGGTCATTGGCTAGAGCAAAAGACGTTTCACTAATGTCTCCGGCAGAAGCGGTAGGAATTCCTGATAGGAAGTTAGCCCTAGTCATGCTCTTTAGCGCGGTAGCAGAGTTGTCGTAGATTAGGATCTTGTCGGCGTTGTCTGCAGAAGTTTCAGCAGTGGTGCCGTTAATATCTACAACAAGGTTACGAGTAGCTGCAATGGTACCGCCGCCAGATAGACCGGAATCAGCAGCAGTAGCAATTTGAACTGTAGTGTGGTCAATGTGTTCGTTGGCAACAAAGTTAGCCAAAGCATCGTGGTCAACACCAGCAGGCAACACCGCTGCAGAAATAGTAGGTCCGCCGTCAGTATAGGTAAAGTCAATGGAAGAACTGTCGGTTAGGATACCGCCAACAGCGTCTTGAGCGGCTTCGTCAAAATCAGATACTTGAGAAGCAGGAATAGAAATTGATTGTTCAGAAGCTGCGGTAAGACGACCCTGCTGGTCTACAGTGAAGGTAACAGTTTCAGTAGCAGAACCAAATGAACCTGGAGTTACGGCAGTGTCGGTTAGTTTTAGACCAGAAGCACCCTTAGACAAGGTAGCGCCATCTAGTTCTATGGCTAGCTGAGTAGCAACAAAGGTAAGACCTTCTCCATCGTGGTCAACAGAAATATTGGAACCAGAAACGGTAATACCATCTCCGCCAGTAAGCCCAGAAACAGAGTTAAAGAATGTAAAGTTAATGGGATCAGTATCTAGTACAGCAACATCACCATACTGGACAAATAGTTTACCAGCGTTGGCAGTACCTTCTTGTACAGCAACGTAAGCTTTATTAATTTCATCAATTGGACTTAAAGAATCGAAGTCGGTAGAACGAGAAGCAGCGCCAGAAGCTACAACAACGTAGATACCGTTTTGTTCAGGAGCAGCCTGATCTTTTACTAGTACACGGTCCCCAGTAGCAAGGGTTACTCCATCTACAGTGTCTCCGTTTTCTAGTGCATTGGCTAAGTTTAAAGATGCAGTAGTGGCAACGCGAACAGCTTCTTTAGGACGTAGACCTTCTAAAGCGTTGTCTACGTAGCCTTTAGTAGCGGCGTCAGAGGAAGATACTGGGGCAGCTAAGGAGGTTAGTTTAAAACCTCCCATAGATTGATCGGCAGTAAATGCTACGCTGCCGTCTTTTTTAATAACAGCACTATCTAGAGCACGGCTATCAACATCAGATTGAAGTTCGTTTAGAGCTGCCTGTACATCTGTAGCAGCTAAGTTTCCACTTGGTGAGTTAGAAATAGCACTGGCATCGTGAGCATCTGAAGCATCACTAATGTGGTCAGAAAGGTCTGTACCAGCATCATTTAGTTGAGTTTGGATAGCACTAGTAACTCCAGATAAATATCCTAGTTCTGTGCTTGTTACGGACGTGGAAACAGCATTGCCGCTTCCATCAGTTGCTAATGCACGGCTAGCGGTTTGGTTTGGTAATTGTAGATCACCCTCAACTCGCACGCCATTTTTAAACTTTTGAACAGCCATTGTATTTCCCTTTTAAAAAATAATTATTTTACCTTCGAATCTTAGATCCGGAGTTTCATTTACAGATATAGTTACGTTTCCTGTAGCAGATACTACAGTATTCAAATACACTAATTCGTAGGAAGCTCCAACAAGTTCAAATACTTGAACCTTTGGAGATGTACCCCTGCCGTGAGTACCTTGAGTAACAGTTAAAGAATAGTTACCGCCAGAAGCAGAACCCCAATCAGCACTATCATTAAAAGTATCTACGTAAGAACTACCACCGCCTCCGCCAATTGCACGAAGATCAATTTCTTTAGTAGTATTATTGCCTTCAATTTCAATGCTTCCATCTGAAGAAGTAAAGCTGAATTCTGAAAAGTCAGTTAAGTTGTCGCCGGTAAGTACACCTATCTGATCGATAGCAGAACCTCCGGCATCATTAAAAGAACTTGCAATAACCTTTACGTAGCTTCCAGAAGAAGCATAAACCGTACATTCAACATAAATTTGATCATAAGTAGCAACGTTTACTACTTGATTGATAGAACCGCTTAGAGTTGCAAGAGTTGTAGAGAAAGTATCTTCTCCGGTAATTTTACCTTTTACAACAACTGTGTTGCCTCCAGCAGCACCTTCAATCACAAATCGCACTTTAGCTTCATCAGAGATGTCTATGCCGTTGGCAAGAACCTTTGTGCCTTGGATTAAAGAATTTAACCCAAACTTTTTATCATTTTCCATTATTTATCCTCACCTGAGTAATTTTTATTTCCCACTGAAATTCTACGCCCTGTGTATGCAACTAACACTCCCCAAAATAAATCTACAGCAGCTTTGGGTTCTGCTCCGCCCATAACAAACTCATTAATAGCGCCGTACCCAGCAACAACAGCAAATACAATTACAAGCAAAGCAGTAAGAGAAGGTTCCCCAGTACTTCCGTTGTAAATAAGTTTTTTAAAAAAATCTTTCATCAGTACTTGTTCCTAAAAGCTTCAAACAAACGCCTGCTACGCTCAGGGGACATATAGCCTCCTTCAGAAGGTCTATCCATTTCAGAAGCTTTTTGAGTATCGCTACCACGACCCACTTCTTCCGACTGTAGGGCTTCTGGAAGGGCGGCAGAGGCATCTCCGGTAGCTAGTGCTGCTCCAACACCCACAGCAGGTCCAGCAAGGGCTGAAAAAGCCTTTAATCCAGTTCTACCAAGTTTCTTAGCAAGAGATTCTGTAAACTCAGGACCCTTAAGTTCTTTCATCATTGTTGGAGAATCTATGCGGTCAGTAACATTTTTAATGACACTAGAAACTTTATCGGCAGTTGATTCACTAGAAGGTACAATAGTAGAAGCATCAACAGGAATCTTGCCCTTTACTTTGTGGATATCTTGAATCCAACCACCTTCTCCACCAGGAACTTTAATGACTTCCTCAAGGTCTGGCTTACTTCCCCTTACAATTTCTTTTAAATTATTAAGGTTGGCATCCATTCCAGAACCCATACCCTCTACAGGAGAATGTGCTTTCTCTGCCATTTTTTTAGCAATTAGAGCAAGCCTTGGGTCCATATCTTTGGCTTGTTGCATTTTACTTACAAGAGCGTTAAATTCATCTGCAGAGTATGAACTTTTTTCAGAAGGCTGAACCTTTCCAATATATTTTTTAGCCAATTCTGCAAATTTTTTCTGATCCATTATTCCTCAGAGGGCTTGGGATATAAAGCCTTAACAGCTAAACAAGCATCAATATAAGCTTGAGCTTGAGCATCGTCTCCCTTTACGATGGCATCCATGTAATCTTCCATACGAGGATAAGCAGCTCTGCGATTTTTATAACACTGAGCTAATAAATAGTCGTAGTTTTCTGATAAGTTTTCAATTTCATAACTAGCTTCAGCTTCAAACTGAACCTGCTCTTCTTCAACTTGCTCTTCTCTAGCTTCTCTACGTCCAATTTTTAACTTTTGCTCTGCTAACCAAGATTGAGCTTGCTCTTCAGTAGAAAAATCTGCTTGCCAGCGTCTGTTATCATTTAAATTTTGTATTTTAACCCGGTACATTATTCAACTCCTCCAACTCTAGCAAAAGACATATAATTAAATGCAGCAACTGCAATTAGGTTTCTACTATTTCCGGAAACCTGATACGTTCTAATTCTAAATTTATTACCCTTTACTAAATCAAATACTTTATTTGCTCCAATAGATAATCCTACCGCAGATGATGCAGTAGGCGGAAACAATTCAACTCCCGCCTCTGTATTAAAACCAGAACCTCTATCTATTTCTAGTCTGATATTTGCAGATTCGCCGACAGCCCAGTCAGTAGATCCATCATAATAAACACTTGCACTAAGCGTATATTTTCCAGACACTGGAACCGTGCCTTCTCCAGTAGATGTATTATAGATATTATGAGTATCAAAAGATTTATCTTCATAGGTTACAAGTGTAACAGTATTGTTTGCAACTGCTTGTCCAGCATTAGTTTCATAAGAACAAGCAATTACCTCACTTGCGGCAATTTGTTGTGCAGATTGGATTTTAAATCCGGAAAAAAATGATGATACAGAATTTACAACTTCATAAGAAGTGTCGTTACTTAGCATGTAAACTTCGTAATAATCCCCTTTAATAGCTTGATCTACGGCATTTGCAGAAGCATAAAAACTAGCATATGCCTTATCCTCGTTTTTTACCACTAAGTCTGTTGTACCATTCTTTTTAATTCTAATACTATTGAGAGTATCTTGAGTAGAGTTATTAATTTGGCAAGTTGCACTTAAAAAATAAAATCCATTTTCAGGAGCAGTAAATCTATACGTGGAAGTACTAAATGAATTGGTAGAATCAAAGGAGACTGAGTTAAATTGTACTTTAGTTTCAGTAGCAGTGGTAATTGATTGATCTGAAGAACTTCTGCGAGCACTAAATGATACGACTCTTTGTCCATTATCTTGAGAAAGAACTTGGTTAGAAGACCATCCAGAAATAGGCACTCTAAAAATAACTTCAATAGTATCGCCGTTTGCAAAAGTTATCGGACTTGTATCAGAAACGTTACTAGATCCGTTTCCGCCCCTTAATCGTATAGCAGTAGACGAATGGTACGTTACTTGCGCTACATAGTTAAATCCAGCACTAGTATCAAATATGTTACCAGTACCAAAATTAGCACTTTGTGGAGTTGTGCTTAAAACTTTATTAGAATCAATTGATAAACCGCTTGGTAAGTTAAAGGTACAGTCGGTGCTGTTAGGTGCTCCAGAAAAAGCAATTTTTGCAGAAACTTCTAAATTATCTCCTACTCTTCGATATTTTCCAGTATATGTAGAGTTAGTAGAAAACCCACCAGTGGGAGTAAAGGAAACCCAATCTGTAACAATTGGTCCTTTAACAACTGATTGTGGACCAACAACAACGTTGTCAAAATTTAATGTATAAGCTGAAGCGTTGGTAGAAGCTACGTGAAAAATTAAACGGTAGCTAGTGCTATCAGGACTTGTTTGAAATTCAGAAGCAAAATGTCCTTGAGCATTGGCACCAATTTCAACAGGAACACCTTCAATTAGACGGGAGTTAGTTACATCGTAGATATACATTCGCATATCAGCGTCTGCAAAACTGGCAGAAGTTGAATAGTCAAAAGCAATGCGAAGAACACTAGCACGGTCGGCATTATCAATTGTAAAAGCGTAACTTACACCCTGACCTTGTCTATTTGCAGCATCTTTAGTAAATAAGAAATCTGCAGCCCCAGAAAGAGGAGAGGAGGTATTTGCAGCAAAGGTTACGCTAGGGCTACCGCCAGTTCCATCTACAGGACTAGTTCCAGCAGCGTCAGCATAAGTGGCATAGCCAGTAGTACCCTGAGCGGCATCAAAATTTGAAATATAATTTTTAGACCCTGAACCAGAACCAACTTTAGTTTCTGCACCACTATCACTTAGTTGATACAAGCTTCCATCAGCTTTAAAATATACTTTACCAAAGCCTGAAGAGGGTGTAGTAGGAGTAGAAATTTCTGCCAAGGTAACGGCGTCTGAGAAAGTTTTGGCAGATAAAGTTTGAGTATCAGACGTACCCACTACTGAACCAGTTACTCCATGAACTCCAGTAGAAGCTCCGGTATGGGTGGTTAGAGCGGAGCTAGTAGCCCTGGTGTCAACATCTGACTGAAGCTCGTTTAAAGCTCCCTGAACGTCTGTAGCAGCTAGGTTGCCAGATGGGGTGTTGGATACCGCAGAAGCTGCGTGTGCGGCAGAAGAGTCATTTACGTGGGCTTCGTGGGCTGTTTCTAGGGCTTGAAAAGCTTCTTTGTTATCTGAATTGTCTGGGATTGTTGCTCCGGTAAAGGTACCTAAATCTTCACTACCAGAAGCTACGCCACTTAAAGTAACTAAATCTGCTACGTCGGCAGCGCTTGCAGTTCCAGAAAATTGAGATTGAATATCGCTTGTTACGTTAGCAAGATATTGGAATTCGGTATTAGAAACGCTACCATCAGCAATTTTAGAAGCATCAATAGCAGCGCCAGCTTTAATATCAGCGTTTTCAATATTGGTAATGGTATTGGAATCAGCATTGATAGTTTTGTTAGTAAGGGTTTGTGTCTGGTCTTCAGTTACAATTTCCCTATCAGCACCAGCAAGCTGAGTACGAAGCTCAAGGTTATTGTTGTTATATATTGCACCTTCGTTTTCAGCAGCATACGAAACGGCAGAAGCTTCTTTTCTAAGAAGAACGCCTTTAAAAAATCCCCAAAATTTATTAGCCATATTATCCTACTGTTGAATCGTTTTAGCAATGAAAGTTACTTTACCAGCTAATTGCCCAGGAAAGTTATTGGAGGTGTAAGTCACTTGACCTCCGCTTGTTATATCAAAGTACACTCCAACGTCCCCATCCGAAGAGGGAAAATTGGTATTATTAACATCACTCTGAACATCTCCACGAGCAATGTACCAACCGCCATCTCCTTGAAATCCACGTAGAATTCCACTTTCGGTGATTTTATCGCTTATATTTTCTCGTGTGATGATATATTTAATCTCAAATCCTGCAACGTTTGAAGTGGGAAAAGCCATTCCAGTTACGTTAGTAGGAGAGGACTGATTGTTTGCAAAATTAAAATCTGTTTCTTGAATATCTAATGGAGCAGAAACTCCATTTAAAACCTCAGCAAGTTCCAAAAAGAATGCTGTTAGGTTTTCGCCATAGTTTTCATCCCCAACTTCTGGGATTTGAAATGATGTATTATTTACTACGACTGTTTTCACTAAGCCACTCCGTTATAAACTCAAGAAAAAGGGAGGGGCGGCAACAAGTACCGCCCCATACCCAAATTAGGAGTTAGTAATACCGGAGTAAAGAATCTGACGGTTAGGCTTATGGCAGAAGATAGCCCAATCAGCGTAACAACGTAGTTCGAAACCAGCGGCATCAGAAAGAGGGCGGAAGAACTCTTCTCCACCAGAACCAGGGATTTTGAAGGTAACATCGGTAGAACCGACTTTTTCCCAGTCTTCAAGAACTAGACCGAAAGCGTAGCCTTCTTTTACGTAGGTGTGGGGGATGATTTCAACAGAACCGTTCTGAGAGTGGAACATGATAGAGCGGAAACCGTTTTCAGCTTTATCAGCTTTGTAGCTGGTATCATACTGACGGTAAGCAGCTTGGTCTTGAACCATTTTAGCCCAGGTAGCGTTAGAGACGTAGAGTTTAATGTCTACGTTTAGACCGCGACCAGCAGCTTTACCTAGACCTTCAGTGATTTTACCGAAAGACAAGTTACCGCCGACAGGGAATACGGTAGATTTCCAAACTTCATAGGTAGAGGCGCTAATGCCGAAGAGAGTACCAGTGTTGGATAGAATCTTGTGGATACCAACGAATTCTTTGCCTTTGGCAGATTTTTCGAAGATAACATCGGTAGCAGTTACGCCAGCAGGCATAGCGTTTAGGGTTAGTTGCTTGTTGTCTAGGTCAACTTTATCAACTTGAGCTTCTCCACGAAGAGTAGCACCAGTGCTGTCGTAGATTTCTAGACGCATACCTTTAGCACCGAACCAAATACCAGGAGCGAATTCAGCGGCAGCTAGAGTAAGGATGTTACCAGAAACGGCAGAAACAGCAGAAAGACCCATTTGACCGTAGAGGCACTCGGCTTCTAGTTTACGGTTGATGGATTCGGTGAGGTTTTCAACGATGTACTTGGTAGTACGAACGAAGGCAGCCTGTGACTTTTCAGCACGGCTAGCAGCACCGTAGGAGATGAAAGAGCGCATTACGATTTCAGAACCTTTTACGCTTGCTTCCTTGATGTTACCAGAAACAGGAGGTAGTAGGTTGAAAGCTTCGCCTTCTTCCCCACCGTAAGTTACGCCATGCTCGTTAGCAACAGCTACGGGCACGTTGTAATTTAGACCGCCCATTTTTTCTGAGGGGATAAAGTCGATTTCGGGAGAAATCTTGATATCCATGGGGATGAGTTTATCCATTTTATCGGCATAAACTTTTTTAAAGTTACCATTGAGGGTTGTAATATTAACAGTAGTAGACATTTATAAACTCCTAATTATTTAAGACAGTATTTTACTTCAAGATATAGTTCAGAATCATCGGTGCTGTTTAAGGCGTCAGTGGCATCAATTTGAATTAAGATGTTGCCGCCAGCAGTCAAACCGTTAGAAACTAGAGCAGCAGTAGTGGTACCGCCATCTAGAGTGCGCATCAAAGAAACCGAGTAGACTTCTTTAACGTCGCCAAGTTCTGAACCTTTCAAGAAAACAGCGTAGGTACCGTTGGCATCAACAGCCGCGTAGCTCAAGCCAGATTCAACAGCGGTGATTTCAGCGGTAAGACCTTCGGCACCAATCAAACAAACACCAGGCAAGTCGCTGGAGAGTAGTTTGCTGGCAGGAGTGGCGCTACCTTCAACCTTCACGCGGAAGGGCAAGGAGACAGCCTTTAGGCAGCGGTCATAGAGATATTCATTTTTTTCTAAGCGATCCATTTTATTAACCTCAATTATTTAGTTTTTGTTAAAAGTTTTTTAGTTTTCAGCGTTAAAATTATGTAATGGGCGAGTGCTTGCATCACAGTTTTAATTACCTACTTACTACATAGTTAGAAAATCGTTTTTACTTTCTATCATTTTTATGCTACATCATGTAATTTCAATAGGTTACTAGCTTCCTTTTTCTAAATCTTTCCAGAAACTCTTGCTATTACGGACATATTTCTTTTTGTCCCTATTGAGACTGTCTTCATCTTTTTCAGAACCAGTGTCTTTTATTTGCTTACTAGAAGTTACGTTAGTTTTAATTTTATCTAACATCTTTTTACGGACGTTTTTAATGCGGTCTACTCCAGCAAACTCTTCAAACTCTTCATCTTTCAAGAAAGAAGCAAACTTCTTAGATTCTTGATAGAGTTGTTGTTTGATAATGGGACCAAGTTCTTTTGGATTTAGTTCCATTTTAAACTTCAAGCCAATTTTCATAGCTTGAGCATAACGTTTTAGAACTTCAGGTTCGTCTTCTGGTAATCCACTTTCCTTAATGGATTCAATAATTCCCTTTTGAAGTTCTTGCTCATACTTCTCTTGAATTGATTTTTTCTCAGCTTCAACTTTTTCTTTTTCTAGTTTAGCTAGTTTTTCTTCAAGTTCTTTTGCTTTAGCTTCTTTTGCCTCAGCTTCACGCTGTTCTGGAGTTTTTGTAGCTTGTTCAACTTCTTTTGCAACATAGTCATAAGCTAGCTTTTTAAGATCCAATCCAAATCGTGGATCAGAAAGAACACTAAATGGATCTTCTTTCAATGCAATTACAAATTCTTTTAGTTCTTCGTTCATTTTGGCTACAGTTTTTTTATCTGCAGCACTTTCTTGCATTCGTTTTTGAGCTACTTTGGCTAGCTGTAAACGTTTTACTAGCTCAGCTTCGTTTGCAAGATCAATTTCTTCCTCCTCTTCTTTGCCATCAACTTTAAGTTTAAATTTTTTGACAGAGGTAGGTTTTGCGGCTTCCTTGTCTTTTGGTTCTTCTTTAGCTTTTTCTTCGCCTTCTTCAGCTTCCAAGGCAGCAAGTTCCTCTTCTGTTAGATTCTCCTCGCTAACTTCTTCTACTTGATTCTCTACGGGTGCATCTGTTTTTACGTCGGACATATCTTCTCCTTAAATACCTAATCCATTATGGGTATAGGTTAACCTGTAATTTTTTGTTGTAACTGTTCAGCATTAATGGGCTGATTCTCAAATCCCTGTGGAGGGCTAGGAAGCCCTGTATTAGCCTGTTCTGGAGGCATTGGGGCGCTAGGCATAGGGGCACCAGCAGAAGCATCCCCCTGACCCATTGGAGGCAAATTCTGACCTGTATTAGGCATGGGTTGAGGAGCCAGTGATTGTTCCCCCATCATAGCCAAGAAAGTAGGATCTGCTGTACGCAACTGGTCAATATGCATTTGAATATGCTCGTGAACAGCTTTTACTAACTCTGGATTTTCACGTAAACTGGCATCAGAAATTACCTCTCTGTGGCGCATAATGTGAATGCTATGTTTATCAAGAACATCAACTACTGGAGTTTTACCATCTAGTAGCATTTCGTTTTCAGAAACAATTAGATTTTCATCTTTCATTGCTCCCTCAGTTACGCTATCTAATGTTCCTGTTTCCAATACGGTCAAATACTGACGTGGAGTGAGTTCAGTATATTGAACTAGCTCACTTGCCATTTGTTGACGACCGGCTGAAGTTTTTTGCAAAGGGTTACCCGCAGAAACAATAACCCTATTAATGTTACTCAAATCGTCATTGTTAAATTCTTTTAGGTAGGACCTATTATTTACTCCAACAATGGATGCTACACGTTTGGTCTTTGCGTAAAGCTTTAGAATTCTAAATAGACCAGTTCCAACATCTTCAATAAGCTGGTTATATTGAGCAGCTAGACCACTCATAAACTGGATACTATTGGATTGCACAAGCGCCAAAGCGGAAGCAGAGCGTAAGCTAGCTTCAGGATTACCGCGCACAACGCTGTTAATACCAGAGATAGTTTCCATTGATTGAATTAGAAACTGTAGATATTCAAAAATCTCTTTTGGGGTATTAGTAAAGTTAAGAGCTTCAGGTTTTCCAGCAGATGCATTACTTTCAATAATGTTTAGTCCACCAGCTAAGCTTTCAATAGAAATTCCTGCTCCGGATGGAACCCAAATATTCTGAACACCAAAAGCCTGTTGGTTAGTTAGAATAACGCTGTATAGCATTGAGGCAGCTTCTTGAAGCGCCATTAGGTCAAACAAAGGAGTGTAGCCAAATGGAGTTCCTAAGATATCCCCAGCAGAAATCCTAAATAGAGGAATCATAGGATATTGCAAAGGCATGTCTATTGGTGCAATATCGGTAGATAGGAACATTAGGTAGCGACCTTCTGGAAGGCTATCAGTTTTTCTGTGAAAAAATTCAAATACAGGAATTAGAGTGGTTTCATCTACACCAAAATTTACCCCGCCTTTATACTCAAGCTTGTCTTTAGTGGGTAAGTCTCTGATTTTATCTGCGTACTCTGTATACTTACTGGCTAAGTCGTATTTATTTTTATAACTGGTGACAACGTACCAATCATGGTCTTGATCTTCTCTACAGGCGTCAAAAAAAATATCAAATGGAGATAGAACCTCAATTCTTACATCCCCTTCATAAACCTTGATTCCAGTTTCCTCATCAGTATCAATCTCTTCCCCAGCAGTGGCGTCCCACTCCATTCGTACCCACCCACTACTAAGAACAATGGCGTATTCGCAAGCACGGCGTAAAATCCACTCTAGGCGTTTTTCACGCATATAATAGTCCAATAGACCATTAGCAAGCTTGGTCTGTACCCTGGACTTATAATCGGTGTTAATAGCCCTAGTTTCCATTACTGGACGGGTAGAAGTGATGAGCGTATGCATGTTTGAAGCAATGTTACGTAAATGGTTTACGTTCATTGAAACAAGCTCTCCTTGCTCCCCTTCAAACTTAATGTCGTGACCGGAAACGCTTTCGTAAAAATCCATGCCGTGGTACATGGCGTACAAACGGTTAATTTTCTCTACATAGCCACTTGCCATAAGACTTTCGTAAAACTTATTCTTTTTAGCAATTAGCGTAGAGGCAAGCTTTTCTTTTTCTTGTGCTGCAAAGTAGGTATTGTTACTCATCTCATTCTCACTTTTTTCTTGTCTTTATTAATTGTAAAGATTTCTCTTAAAGTTTTTTTAATGTCGTCGGTTTTAGGTTTCCAATGTGGAGATATAAACGATTCTTTTTCTAGTCGAAGATCAAACTTTTCAGGATATGGGTTTTTATGGTAGTCAACGTTTCTTAGTAGGTAGATGAGTGCGCTTAGAGCATCATAGTGACCAGCATCAGCACTACGAGAAAACTCTTTGCGTTTTTCGTTTTTCCAAATGGCGTTCTTAAGGTGGAAGATAAGAGTTTTACATCTTGGATTAATTATGACTTTTCCGCCGCCAACCATTAGGCGAGTATTGTTGATTTGTCCATCGAGGTCATCTTTAGCTGTGGGAATAATACTAAGGTTGTGAGCAAGGTATAGATCGTTTAATAGGATGTGGTTAATATCCGATACCCTTTTGTATGGTTCATGGTGTTCGCCGTCTATACCGCCCCAAAGAGCTTGTTCTTTGTCGTAAATAGCGTAGGCAAAGCTATCTGTACGAAGTTTCTCAGGAGTATCCAATACTATTTCGTCTTCAATAATTACTTTTCCAGAACGGAAATCGTGGTAGGCAAAAAGAATAACAGTTAAGTCTTTAAAACCAATGTCCATTGAAACATAGGTATTGTAGTATGGAGGGCGTTCCCAGTCTTTTGTTATTTCTTCTAAAAGTTCGCTAGTAGCTTCTGGAATAACTGCACGAGAGGTATCCGTTACGAACTCGCATCCGTACTCTCTTCTAAAGTCAATACTGTCGTATCCTCCACACTCCTCGGCAAACTTATCAATATCTTCTTTTGTATATCTGGGGCAATCAAAAATTGTTCTAACAATTGCAGCTTCTCTAAACTTAGCAGTTTCGAAAAACTCTTGGAACGGGTGTCCAGCAGATGCAGGAGGGGTAGAAATCATTATCAGCTTACCTTTAGTAGTGTTTAACTTAGGTAAGAGAACAGATTTAATGCTGTACTTTAGATCTACCCAGAAGCCTACCTCATCGCAAACAATAATATGAGCTTTAGGTCCCCTGGCTTTTTCAATGTGTCCAGCATTGTTTCCGCACAACTCAATAACGCTCCCATTCGAAAATAGAAAATGGTTTTCCTGAGTTTTATATTCTGGACGAAGATGCTCTGGGCAAGTAGATAATATTTCCCGCATAGTAGTCTTAGCAATTTTTTTAGCTTGTGACTGGTACGGGGCTACGAATGTTGCAATGATATTTGGAGTTTGCATACACTTTTCTACTAGATACGCAAGTGTACCAAATGATTTACCGGACTGACGACTTAAGGAAACGCAGATTTGAGAAGCTCTATTGGTTTCAATCATGGTGACAACGTCTTTTTGGTTGTCATCTAATAGCCAATCGCAAACGATTCCGTTTTCCCAAAGTTCCTGAATAGCTTCTTGTTTAGTTATTCGAGTCATTTATCTCTTACAATGGATAAAAGCTCTTGAGCATCAATTTTTTTCTTTATTGGCTTTGATTCTTTTAGAGGTTCTTTCTTACGTAGAGTAATTAGAGCTTCTACAAGCATCTTTAAGTTCTTAATTTCCTCAGTTTCGAGGGAAGCCAACTTGCTACTTTGGTCTAGCCTATCTAATTCTCGTAGGATTAGTTTTTCTGTGGTACATGGTTCAGCGCCAACCGATGGAACATTACTTGTTTTAAGTAGGTGTTCTGCGTGCTGTACCTGGTCGGATAGGCTTGAGTTATCTTTTTTCAGCACTGAAACTTGTAAAAACAAAGCTTCGCAAAAGCTTTCAAGTTCTTTACGAGTTTTATACTGTGTAAAATCTATCACCGGATTTTCCTCATACCGTTAGCTAGCTGAACTTGGTTGATTTTGTCGCTTAGCTCAGCAATTTTCTTGGTGTTATCTTCAAAACCCAGGAATTTTTCTTTTAGGTCTTGGAATTCTTTTTCTAGTGCGCTATAGTGTAATTGCTTGCAAGTGTGGAAGTAGAGATACGCGGCTACTACCAAAGGCACACAAAATACGAAGGATTGCTTGAAAAACAAGGCTGTTGAGAATACAATGAATAGGGTAAAAAATACCCATTGTGATACGTTCTTCATGTTGCACCTTCATTTGCTTGCACCCAATGGGGTAGCAAGGATGATTTATAGGTTAAAAAAGAAAAATAGCGTTAGCCTCTTAAATAAGTTGTGCCACTAGACACATTAGGATTTGCTTATTTCTCTACCCATAGTTAGAAACGGAGAAAATTATGTTGAAATTTAAGAAAACTGACAGGTACAAACTAAGTGCAAATTTTAGTACTCATGAGTTTGCATGTCATTGTAATTATTCAGATTGCGAGGAGCAGACATTATCCAAAACTTTGGTTGACAAAATCCAAAGGGTGCGGGATAATTTTGGTAAGTCCTTGACCATTACAAGTGCTTGTAGGTGTGTAAGAAAGCAAGCAGACTTGAGAAACGACCCTAACTTTAAAACAGCCGTAAATAAGAGTACCCATCAAATGAATTACGTAGATAGTAAGGGAAATGTTGGCTGTATTGCACTGGATGTAAGACCTTCAAAAGTGGAATCCAGTAAAGATATGGATGATTTGTTAAAGTGCCTAGAAAAAGAATTTACATCTATTGGAACTGCCAATAATTTTTTCCACGTTGATGAGCGTGAGGGTATTCGTAGGTGGGTCTATTAATTTTACTAAGGTAATTCAAACATTTGTCTTATTTTTACTAATGTTGCCTTGGTTATATTTGGGAGTTTTATATGTACGATAGACCAGATTCTCTTGCTATTGTTGACCGTTTTGCAGAGCACTATAAAATTTCCAAAAAACAAGCTGCAACTATGTATCAGATTTTTATTGAATCATTTTACGACTTTCTAGAAAAGGGAGAAGGTAGGGTGTACATTGAAAATCTTGGGCAGTTTAAAGTTGTAAAAAAGAATGGCAAGGCAGCCATTCAATTTAACCCATCCATGGTACTAGTTCACATTGCACAAGATTTAGTTGATAAAGGTTTTGTACATACAAGGCATAAACGTATTCCCGAGGAAAAAGTATGAAGTTGTTTCTTACCGATGATGAAAAGCTATACCTACGACCATTGTTTAAGCAAATTGCTGAATCACCAAATGTTAAGATGACTAAGAATGAAGCTATGATTTTCGGAGAGTTGTATAACCGAATCAATAGCCTCCATCCAGAACACAACTATGAAAAACGGCATATTACTTGTCTTGCGTCCATTATTCACCAGGTGCTAGAGAACATTGAGAAAATGGATGAAAAGGACCAAGAGTGGTATGGTATCACTAACAACATCCTACTAATGGTTCTTGATAGGTTGAATCAAAAGCTTGGAATTTCTAAACGAACTTTAAAAGACATTGAAGGAAAATAATAAATATGAAATACGATGTTTTCTCAAATAAATTTGCTCAAGATATTTTCCTACAAAAATATTCAATGGACGGTGTTGAAACTTGGGCGGATCTTTGTCGTCGTGTTGTAACTGCTGTATGCGGACAAATTCTTTCAAAAGAAGATCAAGAGTGCATCTATCAAATTATGCTAAAACGACAATTCATCCCCGGCGGTAGGTATCTATATGCATCTGGTCGTCCATTTCACCAAGTAAATAATTGTTTTTTGTTTAGAGCAGAAGATAGTCGAGAAGCTTGGGCAGATGCTGTATTTAAGGCTACGATGGCTCTTATGACCGGCGGCGGGATTGGCTTTGACTATAGTATGCTTCGTCCTGAGGGCGCTAAAATTGTAAAAACCGGTGGGACTAGTACGGGTCCAATTGCACTAATTAATATGATTAACGAAGCTGGGCGATATATTATGCAAGGTGGTCAGCGACGCAGTGCAATTTACGCATCACTAAATTGGAAACATGATGATGTATTTAAATTTCTAAATCTTAAAAATCATTCTCCAGAACTCAAAGCTCTAAAAGAAAAAGATATTAATTTTCCAATGCCCATGGAACTTACTAACATTTCTGTTAACTACGATACTGAATTTTTTATTGCTATTGAAAATAAAAATCACGAACTTCATGAGCACGCATTAAAAGTTTGGAATCTTAACTGCCTTCAGGCATTCTCAACTGCTGAACCAGGATTTAGTTTTAATTTTCGTAAAGATAACGAGACGTTGCGAAACGCTTGTACGGAAGTGACCAGCGAAGATGATAGTGACAAGTGTAACTTAGGCACTGTTTGGCTTAACAGAATTAAAGACACTAAAGAACTTAGACATGTTACAAAGTACGGAACAATGTTGCTAATGTGTGGAGGGATGTACTCCGACGTACCTACCGAAAAAATTAAAGAAGTGGGTAATAAAAATAACCGCATTGGACTAGGTTTAGGAGGTATTCACGAATGGTTAATGATGCGAGGAATGCCTTATGAAGTAACCCCAGAACTACATAAATGGCTTTCAGTGTGGGAACAGGAGTCGGATAGTACGGCATTCGTTACTGCCAGAACTCTCGGAGTTTCCATTCCAAAAGGAGTTAGGGCTATTGCTCCAACAGGAACCATTGGAATTTTAGCAGAGACTACTACCGGAATTGAACCTCTATTTTGCAAAGCATATAAACGCCGCTATTTTAAAGATAATAAATGGCACTATCAATACGTTGTTGACGGTTCTGTAAAACGCCTATTAGAAGCTGGCGTTAAAATTGAAAATATCCAAGATTCATATGATTTATCATTTAAACAACGAGTAAAGTTTCAAGCCGATGTGCAGAATTATGTAGATATGGCAATTAGTTCTACTTGTAATATTGATGCCTGGGGAACTGAAAACAACAACGAAAAAACTATGAAAGAGAATTCTAAGATACTACTCAAATACGCAAAACGTCTTCGCGGATTTACTATGTATCCGGATGGATGCAGGGGAGGTCAGCCTTTAACAAAAGTTTCTCTCGAAGAAGCTTTAAAGAATGAAGGGGTTGTTTTTGAGGAAAAAGAGAAAGAGTGTTTAAATGGAGTTTGTGGTATTTAATTATGATTAAGTATGTAGAAGGTAATCTTTTAGACGCTCTAAAAAATAAAGACGTAGATGTAATTGCGCATGGATGCAACTGTGTAAATGGCTTTGGAAGTGGCATTGCTAAACAGATTGCACGCCGCTATGCAATAGTAAGAGACAGCTACCGAGAATACGTAAGCGTACACAATGCCTTCCTTCCACCCGATAACCTACTTGGCAAGATACTTAGCGTTGATACTAAAGATGGCATAGTTGTAAATATGTTTACTCAAGAAGATTACGGAACTGACGGTAAAATCTACTGTTCCTACGAAGCAATTGAAAAAGGGATGAAGTCACTAAAAAGTGAATTTGGAAAACGTAAAATTGGAATTCCAAAGATTGGTAGCGGTCTAGGTGGTGGAGACTGGGATATCATAGAAAATATCGTTAACAAAGTATTTGTGGATACCGATATTTACGTTTACATTCTAAAGGAAAAATAATGAAACTAACCATTGTTCACGACCGACTATTTAAGAATGGACTTCCTCATAATAGCGGAGGTGCAACTTATGTATTTGATAAAACACAGCCTGTTGAATTTGATAAAAGCGGTAGTTTTTGTGTTATTAAACTTGGAGTAGCCTTTTGTCACACCCATGACAATTTTAACCGAGCTATTGGACGCTACATTGCAACTGGGCGTATTAAAGAAACTGTATTTGAACATCTAACCAATAACAAATACTTGTGCGTTATTGGAGACTATGAGTTTATTGCTTCTGTAGAAAATTCCTTGGTTAAGTTTATTACTAGTAGAAGGCTGCGTGACGGCGAACTAAATCTAAAACAATTCTCAGATTCTAAAACACAATCGGTATAATATGATAGAAATGGCATTTTTTGACAGCACAATGGGTTTAAAGCCTCAGCGTAACGTAGAAAGCTTTAATAACATTATCTACACTACTCAATATGCCATTGGTGAGAAGGTAACAGACAATTCTCTTAGGTTTGCAAAAACTAATCTATTTACTCACATTGGAGCAAACCAGGATATTTATGGCTTATATATTCCAAAAGCTAGCCATGACAACAGCACCTATCTAATACTAGCCACTTACCAGTTTGATATGCCATACTATAGGAAAAAGATTAAATTCCTACCACTAATATGGAATACCGGCTTGTTCCGACCCTGGGATACTGCCCTCTATGCCTATCTATTAGCCCCAAAACCCCTTAAATGGCTTCTAACCCCCATCACCCTACTACCTACGTTACAAAGCCTCTATTCGGCTTATAAAGGGGTTAAAACAAGACCTATTTGGTACGAGCGTTTAGATAACGTACTGCAGTTTCCAGTAAAAATTAAAACAGAACCTATTTTTGCCGGGTATGCTGAAACCTACCGTAGGAAGGACGGCAAGGAATTTACTCTAAGGCATTTACAAAACGACGGTACCCATCTAGCTGCCTTTAAATTTTACACTTTGAAAAAAGAAAACTTTATATTTGGCTTAGGTGCTAAAATATGCGATTATATTCTTGAGCGTAAGTATGGAAAACGATACATTGCTCACATAGTCAACAATTATTTTCCAGAACAAGATCACCCTGTCAGGCAGGTATTTAGTGAAACAGACAATTTTATTCTTAAGTAGCCTCGTGTTTTTAGTAGGTTGTGGTATGGATTTTAAGGTTAAGCTTCCTAAGGAAGGACCTGAAACTAAAGTAACACTTGGACCGGACCTAGAAGCTGCCGGACAATTTTGTGCCAACAGATATCCGGAAGATGCTATTGCCGAAGAGCAGTGTTTTCAAGATTATTTAGACTACTACAAGCTTAAAGTAGAGCTAGACTTGGAAAGCATTACAGAGTTTTGTAATCAATATGAGCAAGAGGCTGATAGGCTTCAATGCCAACAGGACCTAATCGATATTCTAGGAAATGCTGCAGGAGGGGAAGATGAGTCAGGACAAGAGTAAGCCAATTAGTGAAATTGTTCAGGAAGCTAGGAGGCACGCTGCTGTCAATACAATCTATGTAGTAGACGCAGATAAGGTTCAAACCCTTGAAGATGTAAAATTGATCTTTAAATCCCTTAGCCTACTGATAAAACCTACTAACCCTCATTTTGAAATGCTATCTCACTTACTTACTGAGAAAAAAGAATATGATAGCAAAACCACAAAAGAATAAAGTAACGATTGAGTCAATAGTTATTGAAAACCAAGAGTTGCGAGAAGCTCTTGGAGACTTGTACGCTGCGTGCATAGCATACGGAGTAAATATCCCCTATCTATTGTCCCATCCAGATAACGATGGAAAACTAGAAAACATTCTAAAGTATTTGAAAAATGAAAATAGTAACAAAAAAACAAAAAGAAAAGTTACAAAAACTAATAGGATTAAAAAGAATAAACTGGGATAATGTTTCTTTTAAGAAATTTGGAAAGCATATATATATGTGTGGTATGCTATGTGTGGAGATGATGAGTGCGGAGGAATTTTAGCGTATGTCAAATCTGCCAAAAAAAGCAAGCAAACTAGGCGCAAAAGAAAAGCGTAGGAAGGTCCGGTCGCTTCTTAGTAAATTTGGTAAGTTGTGTTTCTATTGCAACGTAGAAATGATTCAGCAAAAACCAGGACATACTGATAGATGTGACCTTACAATGACAATCGACCATGTAGTGCCTCTTTCTAAGGGCGGTTCTAATAAACTGGAAAATTTAGTACTTTGTTGTAACAGATGTAACCATAAAAAAAACGATATTTTGCCATCCTATCAATTTATTGCTTTTATTAACAAATTAAAAAGTATAAATAATGAGCAACAGCTTTAAAAAATACCCAATTATTCTTAGGTCAAAAGACATAGCCTATGGGTCTATTTCCCATACGCTAATATCCGACGAAGAAGAGTACATTAGCTGGTGTTCAATAAACGGAAATAGCGGCTGGATTGAAGGGTATAAAGAAATCCCATGGGCATACTTTAGCGATGAGCACAATAGTGTAGAAAAGCCCATTAACCAGCTATTCGAATACCTACTAGAAGACTTGTCTCTTTGGGGAAACGATAGCGATGCCTTATTTGAATTTATGTACGATAATACACATCTTAGTAGGCTTAGTTACAATGTTCCTGGTGCTGCTATCACGATGTTTAACCGTACTATTAAAGCAAAAGAACTTGGATGTATGCATCCTAAGAAATATAAAAACCACTTATCAAAATCCCTTAGTTTTTGGGTATGTCCAGAATGTAAAGCTGACCTAGGAAATGCATGAAATTTGTATTGATTGCCACCATCTCTTTATTTTTAAGTCATGTAATTATTGGAGCTTGGGGATATAAGCTTGGATTTAAAGATAATATTTTAAATAACAAACACCAAGTATTATTAAATACCTGTTTTATTGAAAAACAAAACGAAAAAGAACTTAAAGAGCAATTTCAGTATTTGTTTGGGCAATGTCAAGTTTTGCTTAGGGGACCAAATTAATGGGAACTCTGTTATTTTATTTTGCACTGCGTAGTAAGAACCGTATATTTATTGCAGTGGCATATCCTGTAGGTCTGCTATGTGAGATTGTAACTATAGGTATTCTTGCCAGGATGGCGGGGAAAATATGAAGTTTAAGTTTTTCGAGCGTGCTAGGAAAGAATCTCTAAAATCTAGCCATCATAAAGCCCGAGTAGGCAGCGTAATTGTTCGAAAATCTACTGAAATTTCTAAAGGTTACAATAAGCTTAAGACGCACAGTAGATCCACTAGTCCATATAAATGCTTACATAGCGAAATGGTTTCTGTTATTTCTGCTAGACAAAGTTTGAAAGGCTGTACGATATATGTTTATCGCGAGGACCGTAACGGGAATATGGCTATGGCTAAACCCTGCCAATACTGCCATTCGATGTTGGTAGAAGCGGGAATAAAAAAGGTCTACTACACCACTGAAGCAGGCGTAAAAGGAATGTTTCTATGAAATTTGCTATTTGTGGCAGCCGTAAAATTAAACTATTTGCAGACGATGTACTAGCTCTTATTCACATTGTAAATACCTTTACTAATGCTCAAGTTAAAGATTGGGAATTTGTTTCTGGAGGGGCAGAGGGCATTGATACTGCTGCTAGGAACTTTGCAACAAAGTATCGTTATAAATTTACAGAGTTTAAGCCAGAGTATGATAAGTTTCCAGGTAATGTTGCTCCGTTAAAACGTAATGAAACCATTGCAGAATATTCAGATGTATTATTGGTAATTCACAATGGTTCTAATGGTAGCAAGCATGTTATACGAGAGTTTGAAAAACGTGGTAAGCTTGTATTTCAGTTAGCGGTTCCAAAAACCATTGAACAAAAAGTTTGAAATGAATTTTAAATTTAAGATTAGAAAGCGTCAAGGTAAATTTTATCCTCAGATGAAAACTATGCACAAAGACTGGATTAATTATATAGATATTAACAGAAACCCAGTATCTTTTGACTCAATATTGGAGTGTAGAAATTTTATATTAGATAAATTTAAAGAATTTTTAGACAATAACTTAGATACTTAAATTTTATACCTAAAGGTAGTATGCCTAAATTTATTGTTGACATTGCATTAGATGGATGCGACTCAGAAGAACAACATGAACGTGAATGCGAAGAATTTATTAAATATCAACTTAGGCACCCAGCAGGTTCAATATCTATTGAAAAAATACAGTCTAAATATCGATGCACCGCCGCCTGTGAGTTTTGTCCAGAAAATCCCGAAGAGTGGTGCGCCCTTGCTTTAGTACCAGATAGCGTAAGGATTAAATCTACTAAAAAAGAGAGTGCTTGTGAATTTTGCGGAGATAATCCTTGCGGCAAATCCTGGTGCCCTTATACAAAAGGCTACAAATGAAAGATATCTTATATAAAACCGAGAAAGTATACTATGACACATTATTCCATCAGATGTACATTGTAACAACTCTTTTGTGTCGAGAATCTGGAACCGCCGTCAGATATAGGTATATTAAGATCGAGGCTAATTTTGGTGGAGGTGTATCTGAAGATATGCTAGAGCGTTCTAATTCATCCTACTACGAAGAAAACTGTGTATACATTGGAGAACTATAGTGGAAATTAAGACTGCGCTTACCTTTGACGACGTATTGCTACAGCCTCAATACTCAGATATTGCTTCTAGAGCAGATGTAGATACTAGCTCTACGAGTAAGTGCGGTAAATTTAAATTAGACTTGCCAATTATTTCCGCAAATATGGATACTATTTTTTCACCCGATTTAGCCCATTGGTTAAACACTTACGGCGCTGCTGCCAGTATGCATAGGTTCATGACGCCACAAGAAAACGTTAAGATTTTCCAGAAGTGCCCCGAAAATACTATTGCTAGTATTGGATTTAATGATGAAATTAGGCTTGAATTCCTAGTAGAAGCTGGTGTTAAAACTATTGTGGTAGATGTAGCGCATGGACATTGTAAGCAAATGGGAAAGACTTTGCAGTTTGTAAAGTCCTTCTACCCGCATCTTACAGTTATTGCCGGAAACGTAGCAAGTGCAGACGGCGCTAAGTTTCTAGTAGATTCTGGTGCAGACATTGTAAAAATTGGTATTGGGAGTGGGGCGGCTTGTTCTACAAGGTCTAAAACAGGGCATGGGTATCCTCAATTAGAAGCAATTTTTGAATGTTCCAGCGCAGTTCCTAATAATAGTTGCGTGGCTGATGGCGGATTGAAGAAACCGGCAGACATTGTTAAGGCTTTTGCAGCAGGCTGTGACTATGTCATGGTCGGTTCTATGTTGTCCGGAACATATCACACTCCCGGAGAGGTAAGAGGACTTGATGAGCAAAAACTTAGAGATTTAAAAGATTACGATAATCTACATCCTAATTGCTTACCACTGCATAAAATCTATAGGGGAATGGCTAGTGCCGAAGTATATCAAGACCACGGTAAAGGTGGAAGTCAGAAAACAGCAGAAGGAATTTCAACTATGGTTCCTTACAAAGACAAAGCTGCCTCAGATGCTATTATGCAAGACATTATTGGCGGCTTACGTTCTGGGCTAAGCTACAGCGGGGCTAGGAACATTAGAGAGTTGCAAAATAAAGCTAAGTGGGTTAAAATTACAGCAGCAGGACGGGAAGAGAACAAAACTCTATTGGATAAATAATATGCAAATTGTAACTTTGAGCGACACGCACCTACGATACGTTATAATTCCAGATGGAGATATTGTTATACATTCCGGCGATTTAGCTTTTCGTGGAAATTTTCATGAAATTGTTGAAGCGTTTGAAACACTTAAGCTAGGTCTAGCTGGAACTAATTTTCGTAAGAAATTTATAACACCAGGAAACCACGATGGATTATTTCAAGAAAGCCCTGGATTTGCAAAACAAATCGCAGAGCAATATGGCTGGACTCTGTTGCATAATGAGCTAATTGAATTTGAAGGCATTAGATTTTTTGGATCAGCAATCCAGCCTGTTTTTGGCAATTGGTATTTTAATGAAGTTGATGGACGCAGGGCTAATTTTTGGGATAGTGCCCCAGATTGCGACGTGCTGGTTACACACTGTCCAGCATATGGTTTACTAGATAAACTAGAAGATGGAACTCATGTTGGTTGTAGATATATTAGAAAATATATAGATGAAGTAAAGCCTAAGTATGCCGTCTGTGGGCACATTCACGGGTCTTATGGTCAGATTGATCACAATTGGACTACTATTATAAACTCAAGTGTTTGCAATGAAAAATATTTTGCAACCAATAAACCTATGGAGTTTACATATGTCAAATAATACAATATTAAATATACTTGCAGAATTTTCCAATGAAATTGGTAAATATAGTGGTGAAATTGATAGTATTACATTTTCTGAAAATATCTACCAATTATTACTTTCCGAGGCAGTAAGTATCTATGGCAATCCTGGAGATACATGTATTTTAAACCTTCCTGCAGGACCTATAGAAATAAAATCTTCTAAGAAACGAGAAATTGCTAGACTTAGAGCAGCCATTGAATCTGCACAAGCAAAATTAGCTAAACTTGAGGCGCATAATGAAAAAGAGTGACGCCATTAAAACCCTTCTTGCAAAAAGTTCCTCCTTGGTTACTAAAGAACAAGCCGAGGAAACAATTGATATTTTACAAAAACTTGGAATGAAACCTCCGTGCTATGCCGGGCTGATGGCAAGTGGGAAAAAATATGATAAAAACAAAAAAGAACATCAAGGACGAGAAGTAGAGATTTTTTCTTACTGGGAACCTGAAGATGAGTAGCGTAACCTATTGCCCTTTTTGTAACAGTGAGGTAGAGGTTGACCAGGAATGGGCAGAAAAGAACGAGCGACTATTCTGCGGAACTTGCTGTAAATCCTTTGATTTTAATGTGCGTAAAAATAACCAAGTTAGATACGCTCCATCTTTAGATGAAAATCAGATTGACTACGAAGATTTTGAGCATTATACTAGTTATGAGGAACCTGAGGAAGAGGAAGAGTGGGATGAATAGAACTTGTGTAATTAACCTCTTTGGGGCACCAGCAAGTGGCAAAAGTACTACTGCCGCAGGTCTTTTCTATCGTTTAAAACTTGCCAATAAAGACTGCGAACTAATTACTGAATACGTAAAACGTATGGCAAGAATGGGTAAGCCCATCCAAATGTTTGATCAAATTAAGATATTTTCCAAGCAAGCAGTTTCCGAGTACGAGCTATACAACACTACTGACTACCTAATTACGGATTGCCCACTCCTGCTCCCGGCTATCTACCATAACCACTACAATAACAACCAAAGCACTACTGACATTGCTCGTACAATTATGCGCCAAGCCTCCAATAACGGAGTTACCTACAAAAATTTTATGCTTAAACGTACTGTACCGTATGTTCAAGTAGGTAGATACGAAACTGAGGATGCTGCTAATGCTCTAGACGGTTTCATTACCAAGCAGTTACAAGCCTGTGGAGTAGATTTTACGGTTATTGAAAATGATGAAAATACACTTGAAAAAATAATGAGGGTCTTATGAGCAAGAAGGTATTTACAATTTCAAACAAACAGGATATCCTAGTTTTTGGAAACCAATGCAATGAGATGCTTAGGTTTATGATACGGAAAGACAAGGTGGTAAACACCATTGACTCTATTGAAGATTCTATTTTTATGGTAAAAGAGATGTATAAACGTCTGTTGAATGTAGACGAAGTTAAAATTCTTGGGGAATCCGAATGATTTTCCTACTAGCACACGGCGTTATAGGGTTTATGTCTGGTATATTGGCTAGACAATTAGTTCGCCTGGATGAAAAAGTAACTGGAACTAGAATTAGCTTAGGAATTATCTTGGCAATTTTATTTTCACTTTTAGGAACTGCAATTTTTAGGAATTTGGTGGGTTATGTCAACTGAAGTATTTGATATCTCAAATTATATGCAACGGTATAGGTTTGCAGTAGATTCTCAGCTATCTACGGATACTAGGTACTCAGTTCTTATGGAAGCTTTTAAGACAATTGATGCTTTTATGTCTAAAGAATCTGCTGAAATCTATAAGCAAGAAGCTGTTGAGTATATTAGTAAGGTAGATATGAGCTTTAAAACTATTTCTATTTCCGGGTTAAACTAATGCTTGAGATATTTAAAAATGGTGGATCAGATAATAAACAACCGCCTACAGTACGCAGAAAAATTAGCATAAAGCTGTCAGATGTAACACTAGACGGCTACCTTACTGAAGATTTTGAATGCTTCTTTGGTATGGATTTGCTAGAAAATGAGTTTATCACTATTGAAACAACTTATAATAATAAACAATATCTTACTACTATCCGCACATCGTGGGTAGAGTACATTACTGAAGAAAAGGGAGATTAAAATGCGCGCAAGTAAAGCTAAGATCTTACGTTATGACGCTCGTGAAGGCAAAGCTATTAACCTAAAGGCTGATAAAAATGACAGGGATAACTATAAGCTCTATAAGCGTCTAAAAAAACATTATGGCAAGGGAGTTGCACTTCCTCCAGCATTCAAAACCAACTATTTAGAAAATAAAAAATGACAGTAGGTTACTGGATTCACACTGCAGCACACTCAGACTTGTATCTGCATATAATGGCAGTGTATCCATGTAGCACCGGCTATAAATGCAAGGTTAGATATCTTCGAAAGAAAGATAACTTGGTTCAATACATTGGCAAGGCTTATAATCAATTTGAATATGTAACTATTAAAACTGAAGACGTAAAATGGTGGAAAAGAAAATGAAACCTAATTTATTTTTAGTAAAGTGTGATAGTCCAAAATTTAGACACTTTTTTACTGATGAATTGGTAGCTCTTAGGTTTTATAAGCATTGTGTAGAGGAAACTTTACCAGTTGAGTACCGAAATCTCTATATTCGTTCGCAAAACGCCAAAAGTGACTTTGAATTTTTTGAAGAGCTAATTATAAATGAGGTAGACAGTGAAGCGTTCTGAAATGCTAGAATTAATGTGGGAATACATTCAAGATGTTGAACATAATTACGATCTTTACATGAGTAAAGAAACCACAGAGCGTCTTCTAGAACTAATGGAAAACGCTGGAATGTTACCTCCTAAGACTGTCAATTCCAAGTTTAAACATTTAAGCTCTTGGGCACACGCCGATTACGCAGCGCAACAAAGAGCTTACTGTAAACATCCTGATAACTCACCATACGAAGTAAATGAGTGGGAAGACGAAGACCCTGAGATATTTCCAGATGGCGCAAAGTGAGTAAAAAGGAGAAGTTTAATAACTTTATCATTATCTTGGAAGATGGGAGAAAAGTTAAGCCCTTAAAGAAGGGCTATTATAGAGTTAAGTTTCTTAGAGATGTTTACGGTTCTTACAATGTTCTACATGGACTAAAAGACGAAGTTAAGACCGTATATAATGATGGATTGAAGCCTAGTTATGCATCAATGGGAACAAGACATTATGCATGGATGATTAATATAGACGGTGGAATGGGACCTAGCGACAATCTAGAACCGGGCGTAGACATAGAAATATTGGAAGAGGTAGTAGATTATGAGTAAATACGGTCAAATTGTAAAAGCAGAAATTTGTGCAGAACATTATGAAATGAAAGAAGTTGATGGCATTCTAATGGATATCATTCCAAATGTCAATCGATATGCAACCAATTATTTTTACGCAATAGTGCAGCTAGATACTGGATATATTTGCGCAGTTCCAATTGAACAAGTAAAAGTTATAAAATAGCCACAGTCTATTGACATTTTTTGAGTAAAAACGTATTCTAGTTTTGGGATAGCGGCGTGGAAAGCTGTGTCTGGCGAGGTGGCAACACCGTTCGAGTCAGCACTGGAGACACGCAAAAGAAATGAATCTGTGGAAAATATATTGGATACCGTAGCTGTGAACGGTCGTCCAACCAGTCGGACCGCGCGACGCAAAATAAGGGCGCAGAGTTTCACAGTAAGTAGGAGTAGCGTCCTACCTATCCCATCTTAGGAGTACTATGTTTACTAAAGGCGATATTGTTAAATGCATTGACAATACTGACGTAGAAAAAATACTACAGGTTGGAAAATCATATATTGTAGAAAGTACATTTGCAAAAGGTGAGCAAGTTATACTAAAAAATACAGGTGGTTCTATGTTTGACTGTAGTAGGTTTGTGTTAGTTGCAACTGATACTTACATTAGAGAATATCTAGCTAAAATGGAACCTTTGGAAAATCAAATTCTTCAAGGCATGAAAGCTACCTCCAATCCCAAATGCTGGCACACCAATGCTCGAAATAGTTACGTAGGCATGGGTACTAACGCTGTAGTTTTTAAATATTGTCCAGACTGCAAACAGGAAATTAAATGAAACGAGACAAAATTTTAGAACTAAAACAAAAAGAAAATATCTGGGATACTAACCTAGAGGAAGTTATTTCCTTTATTAAAAAAGCTACTGAAGGTGGAATGTTTAGCTTAAATAAATCTTGGGGTTGGATTTATAACAGTAGATGTAAGTACATTTCACTTAGAATTGATATGCGAGATGGTAAATTTATTTTGTTAGATAAAGATGATAAACGAATTAGCCTAGAACAACTGCAGTACCAATATAAATCTGGGGATGAAAATGATCAAGATTATTTGCCTTAGTTTCTTACTAGTTTCTTGCGGAGCGCTATTTAAAAACCACGCTGCTGAACGTGCAGAAGCTATGCTTAGGGCTGAAGCCTTTTGTTTTTGCAATGGTGGGGTACGAGTATTGAAGCAAACTAAATACAAAACTACTGACGATACTTTTGACGTAACTTGCAATAACGGTATTCGAGACTATAACGTAGAAAGCTACATTATCTATAATGAAACCTGTGAGGAATAATATGTTTATTGTATTTTCAACCAATTCTTTTGCCACAAATCCTAATACTGGTAAAACCATCCTCACTACTAAAGCTACTAACGTAGCCGTGAACCGCAATGACATTGAATACCTACTAGAAGGCATCGACTCAGAAGGTAAAGTCTACACAAAAATTAAACTCAGCACTAAGGTATATCCATTGTCCGCGATTGACGATGAAGATTATATCGAAACACTCTTTGTGTTCGGCAGTGCCTCTCACATTGCCAGTTACATCAACCAACAAAGCTAATGGCTAACGAACGTAAACCCATATTCTTCACATCAGATACCCACTACAACCATGCTAACAGCATAGTGTTTGATCAACGTCCATTCCGCGATGTGGACCACATGCGTGAAGTTTTAATAAGAAATTACAATGCATGTGTTCCTGCTAATGGCGTATGCTATTTTCTCGGGGACTTTGGAATGGGCAGCAGAGAATCTCTTAAGAAGATTGCAGCAGCTTTAAATGGGCATAAGGTGCTTATCTTAGGGAACCATGACAAAGGCATGAATGCTATGTACAACATTGGATTTGATGTTGTATTGAATAGTGCCAGCATTTACATTGCTGGCGAGGAAGTAACACTCTCTCATTGTCCGCTGCGCGGCATTCCAAGGGAAGATACTACTGGAATGCGCAATCATGTTCCTGGAGAGAACTGGCATGGGGAATCTAGACATAGGCAATATTCTCTAGACAATAGAAATTCCTTCGCTCTACACGGGCACCTCCATTCACAAAACATAAACGGTAAAATGGTTAAGCAAGATAAACAGTGGGACATTGGGGTAGTGGGGAATTCATACCGCCCAGTATCCATTGGTCAAGTAGAAAGCTGGATTGTGAACTATAAAAATAAGGCAAGTGAATGATTGGTTTACTAGTATTACTAGTGCTTTTAATTATTGGACGAAATTTTTTAATTAAGGATTCTAAACGAGAAATAATACGGTTTAGTAAAGAAGCTGAAGAACGACATAAGCAAATTGAAGAAGATTTAAATCAATATCGAAAAGCGCAGTGGAATAAGAAATTAAATGGAAAGTAAATCCTTTAAACAATTCCTACAAGACAAGGGGCTTCCGCACCTAGCTACCTTCTCCAGAGAATGGATTCATCCAGAGCTTAATGTCTATATTGACGATATCATTGATATCTGTAATCCAATGCTAGAATCCTACCATGCTGACGTTCTAGATATTAATAAACTATCTTATAATCAACAGAAAGCTGTTCATTGGTTTTACGGAAATTGTATCTATGCCAACGGACAAGCAATATCTATCCCACTACTAAACCCAACTATTTGCGACCTGTTTACTGCGTACCTACAAGACAAGCAAATGGCGGTGAATCCTAAGGAGCATGAAAACTACCAAATTCCTGAGTTTGTAACAAAAATTAGAGATTATGAACTATTTATTAGTTTATTCGAATTTGCCCAATATGCTCTATTTCCTCTGTTTGGTTTAATGTGGTGTAAGTATCCAGACCGGGTAGAAACCATTCAGTTTGCTCAGTATAGTAATAAGAAAGCTGAAACTACATGGCACAACGATATTTACAGCGATATGACTGCAGTAGTGAACCTAGCCCCTGAATTATATACAGGCGGCGGAACGGATATTAGAACCTCAATTTTTTCTTACGAGCACATAGCTTCCATTCCAAAAGGACATGTGCTACTATTTAGTGGGAGTATGTCCTTACACCGTGGGGCACAGGTAGAAAGCGGAGTTAGGAATCTTTTAGTATTCTGGACTACTAGCGATAAGACCGAAACTATGGCTGCTGAAGGAATTGACGTAGATATTAAACCAATTGAGAAGTTAAATGAGTAAAAATTATGCGACTCTAGTTAATACTCTAAGAAATTCTGGAGAGTACATTTTTAAACCTAATTCCAAGCTTCAATTTGACTTGGTAGCAAAGGTTGAAACAATGGGATATCGTATGTATATCTCAATGGACGAACCGTTTGACCTAAGAAACGATGTTCAACCGCTTCTTAATTTTTTAGCAGAACTGAGAAAAACAGTAGCACCGGATTACGATAGTGTTAAACAAGAACTTAGTAATTATAAAGAGTTGTTTTCTATGCTTAAAATTTCAAAAGAAGATAAACCCAAGACTGTTGAAAATAACTTACATGTTGATTTATATTTAGGAACTAAGAAATAACCCATATCTAAAGGAGATTTATGTTTGTTTTTAAAAAGCTAAAAGACCCCAACAACCAGTATGACACTGCAGACCTAGAAATGCAGTCACATGCTGTCACCCTGCCAGAAGTGCTAACAGACTTCCAAGACTTTCTACGAGGTTCAGGCTATTGTTTTGACGGGGAAATTGAAATTGTCAAAGAAGAACCTTTTGCAGAGTTTATTACCGAAAACGAAGACCCAGAAACTCAGCCCGGCGAATAGCGTGCTTTGGGTTCCTGCTCCTGGCGAGCTATACTACTATATCATCCTAGACGCTCACGCATTTGTTACAGCGGATATAGCCGTTATGGATGGCTTTGATAGTGCGATGGGGCGCATGACCATAGGAAATTGCTACCAGACACGCGCCCAGGCTGAAAGAGCTTTAAAACGCCTAATAGAGGCTTTAAATGCTCCCATGCCAGGACTGGTATCAGAATAGTGTCCATATATGAGCAATTAACCATGTTTTTGTCCGTATATGGGCATCTATGACACTTAAACAGGCACTGCTAGAGTATTTTCTTACACACCCACTAGAACTATATCTAGCGTTCTTTCTATTTTGTGCTATATTCTACCTAATTGGCAGTTGGGTATTTTACCTTACAAAGCCAAAAGAACCTAGGGACTAGAATGAATGTATTTGCAACCTATCCTTGCCCGGTTAAATCTGCAAAATACCTGGACGTAAAACGTCGTAATAAAATGCTAGTAGAAACTTGCCAGCTTCTATCTGCAGCCTGCATCCTAAACGGAATATCAGCACCCTACAAACTTTCCCATAAAAACCACCCAGCCACCAAGTGGGCAAGCGAGGGAAGAGGTGCCTATACGTGGCTTCTACGGCACGCCATAGCCCTTTCTAGGGACTTTAAGGCTAGGACTGGTAAAACCCACGGGTGTCAGAAGCACCTGCCCCATTTGGCTTATAATAGGCTTAAAATGCCATCTGGACCCCTAACGGAATTTGTAAACTGTGCCAGAAACCAAGAAAAGGGTGTAGATTTCACATCTGTAGCCGATGTTCACCTAGCATATAGGCTATATCTTAGACAACGTTGGAAAATGGACAAGCTTAAACCAAAATGGGCATAAAAAAAGATAAAACCACCACAGATAACAGGACTTACAAGGCTGCGGAACGTAAACTGACCTTAAAATGTCCCATTTGTCCGCCAAATAAGGGAGAAAACGCAAAATGTCGCAAAAAGCATGGCACCAAAAAGCCCCGGTACAAGAAAAAGAGGTAAAATGGCACGTAGACTATACCGAAAACTGCACTCCCAGTAGGAAAAGCTTTGGCAGCTACGTAGAAGCCCTTGAATTTGTTGCAAATTTGTACATTGCCAACTATGACAACCGAGACACTTGGGTAAATTACATCTTTAAAGGCACTATTTTAGTAGGATAGCTATTATAATAGCCCTTTACATTGTCAAAGCATTGTAAAATGGTCCTAGGAAGTAGCTAATGGCTGAAAATAAATACATTACGTTCGCAAAAAGTACCAAAAAGTGGTACAGTTTGCAAATGAAACGGTAAAGGAGCTGTGTGCAATCTACTAAAGCTTATATAATTATTGGTACCACTGGGGAATATGCTGATCGGCAGCAATGGATTGTCTATAAGGTATTTTATAGCCGGGAAAATGCCGAAGCCTTGGCTAATCAATTAGATGAGTTAGGAAGGGTTGGGGAACGAGTAGGGGATTATCACTTTATGGCTTATGCGGAAAAGCAAGATGGCGTATTGCATAAATTGCAACAACTGGACCCAAAGGCTAAACTAGACCCTTTTACCGGAACTAAGTACTCGGTTGAGGAATGTGATATATTCTAACAAATTAAACGTCATTGTAACAAGGAATTGTTAATATGGAATTTCTATGGTATTTTCTAGTAGGTGTTGGTGTAATGTTTATTTTGGTGGGAATTGCAGAAATACTAAGCACAATACCTAGTAGTGCTGCCACTAAGGCTATGAGTTATATTGCGATATTAGTTTGGGGACTGATGGCGTTGGCATCCTTGACGTTTTTGGGAGCAATTGTCGTTGCTCTTGTACAGCACATGTTTGGAGTTAGTCCTTGAAAACTTTTCAGGAGGAAATGCGTGAGTATTTTAAGGACTTACTAGACAGGTCTAGCAATATTCCTATAGATGGTAAATTCCATACAATCCTACAAAAGTATCTTGATCAAATACGAGAGTATGATAAGAAAATGGTAGGGGTTCCTTTTAAGGTTCCTGAGACTAAGGAGAAGCTGTGATACCTATTGGAACTATTGTAAAATGTAAGGACATAGATGGTCTTTACCAGGTTGACTGGATTGGTGGATTTGGTGAACGACAATACGCATCTGTTAGATGCCTTACAAACAAGTTTCCATCAGGATGTAGAAACCTATATCTAAGCAGATTGTCTGTTGCAACCGATGAAGACATTGTCAAATCCTTGTGTGAAATATCTACAACCTTTGAACTTGGCGGTGGAGTTTCTGCTCAAATAGTAGAAGATGGAATGTACCTAGTGGGTAAGCTGGGTGACGTTAACTTTCTATATTTGCCGGAAGTTTTGAAACTTAGGGATATGCTACTAAAAGAGCTTTAATTTATATGGGCAACTATCTGGAGTTTCCGGATAGTTCAAACAATGGAATTAATATGAGTGGGCACTCTTCGCTATTAGAAGAAATTGATCGAAAAAATTTTAAAATTGACCTGCTTGAAAAACAGCTTGAGGTGGCGATTGAAACGCTTAGACATATGGTTTTTGAAAATGATGACAACACCCGCTGGTATTCATCAGAAGCATCTCAATGTCTTGCCAAAATCGCCCAGCTAGAGCGGAAGGGGGATGGGAATGGATAGGATTCAAAACAATCGAGACGACTCAGACCCTATGCAGGACGCCGTTAAGGAGATCGAATCCCTCCGCTCCCAGCTCGCCGCCGTCACCAAGGAAAGGGATGAGCTAAAAGAAAAGAATGAACATCACTTCAAAATGCACAAGGCCCCGTGGTGCGATGCTAATCCTGACCCGCAGGAATTGGCGCTGAAGCAGCTCGCCGCCGCCCGCGAGGAGGCCAAGGCGTTTCGGGCGTGCTTGAAAGAAATAACCTCGCACCATAACAATCTTCCAAAAGCAGACCCTTGCAAATGCATAGCCTGCGCTGCCCTCGCGCAGTTTTCAGAGAAGGAGGAAAATAAATGAAACGTAGAATGGTTATTGATGGTAACGGAAAAGTGCTTGGAGAAACCCGTATTTTTGAATCTCAAACTGAGATGGATTTGCAAAAGAAAATAGATGCTCTTACAGCAGAACGTAACCTATTACAAGAAAGGCTTAGTAATGTGCGCTCTGAACTATTGTGGTTCCGTACCGCTCTAACAGGAGCGGATAGAAATAGGGTAGAATCTATCCTGGCTAAGTTTAATTTGCCGGAGGATATAGAATGAAACACATCTATGAAGATAAAACCGAATTCCTGCGATTTAAACTAGGGGTAAAGCTCTACCAGCTTACTGGATACCTAAGCGATTTCTGTCGGGACGCGGAAGATCAATATATCCATAATAACCTGGATAAGTTCCTAGCTACCTACCAATCCAATGAATACAACGAAACTCGCACATATGGTTCCTTTGCAACTTATATAAGCCTACAGCAAGGAATGTTTCAATGTGACAATGGAATCTATCGTAGGAGCTTCCTACTAGACCGAGGATTGCTTCCTAAAATTTATCAGCTATACTACTACAATGTATCCCTACCCATTAGTAGGCTATTAAAAAAATATAAGATTTAGGTGTATGAAAAAGAAAGTAATTAAGATTGAAGTGCAAACAAGCAGCCTCTACCAGATAGACGCCGAGGAAGTTGCCAAGGACCGGGCACACTACTACGCCACTACTTCTGGGGACAATTACGACGACGTATACGAAGCGGAACTTATCAAAGCAATTGATGACGAGGATATGCTAGTAAACTGGGTATACGATAGAAACAGTACAGATTGGTATAAGCTATATCCTGTTGAGGTTAGCAAAGAGAAGGAACTTAACCGGCTTTCAGTAGAAGATGTATACGCTGATGACGTAGAAGTGGAGGAAGAATGAGTAAACTACAGGAGCTGCTGGAATTTTGCAATAACAAAAATCTGGCAATTACAACTTGGTCTGCTCCAACAGAAAATCTAGAACATCCTTGGGAACATGAGATTTGTTTGTTTAAGGAGTTTTGGAATGGCGAAGGTCCGGACTATGACCAATATAGCATTGTCAGTTTGGAAGACGCGGCAGAGAAGCTTATGGCTGCGTTTAATTTATTTAACAAGTCAGAAGTGTTTGTACCGGAACCAATTACAGAAGAAACCTTCAACCGAGCTGTAAAAGCTGCCGAAGATAGGACAGGCAAACTATGATGAATTATGAAATCCTTACTGGCGGAGTGTTTCTATCAGAGAACGATAACTTGCTTATTTTCTACCCTCCAAAAGGGAAGTGGCAAAGCTTTGACTACTATAGGGACGGCAAGTGGAGCACCGAAAAGGTGGAGAGATATCTTGTGGAGTGGATTAGGATGGTTCACGAGTATGACTTGGTATGTGAATTGTAAAGTTTACAAAAATTTTTTGACAGAATCTGAAAACGTGCTAGGATAAAAATAGAGGGTACCCCTATACCTCTACTAGGATGTTAGTGAGAGCTTACATTAAAAGAACTGTAGCTTGTATGGAACTGCTAGATAAGGTGGTTCTAGACCATGATAACTACTTTGACATGGAATATTGGTTGTTTGAAAGCAATGAAAGCTTTCATGGGGAAGTCTCAAAGAATGGCAAGTTCTATAAGTTTATGGATCAAAGGCTGCCGGAGTTTAAGCTGCCTATTAAGTTTGTAAGGGTTGAGGAGCAATAATGAGTGACCTAGAAAAAGACTTTAAAACTTCAAAAGAGATAAACCGGCTATTGGCAAATGCTAACGCCGATCTACAAGCCGAAATCTCCCGGCTAAAAGCAAAGCTAGACAAAGCGGAGTCAGCATTAAGAACAGTGCCAGGTGCCTCCGATGCAATTATCGACTACTTAGCTGATTTAAAGATAGAAAATAATAATCAAACAAAATAGGTTAATAATCAGTAACTGCATTTCTTAAACCAGCCCAAAATTAAACCGGGGTAAAAAGTGACCAATAAAGACATTGCACTGGTTATTAAAAACTTACGTTGCGGCGAACGTATGCATAGCTTTAGGGCATTGGCAGAAGTTATGGTTGATGAGCACAGCGGTATGCTACTTGAAATTGGTTATCCAGTAGAAGTGCAGAAGCTATTGTATGGTAATCAATTGTTTGGAACAGACCTTTGTAAGTGGGCTATTGAGATTTTAGGGGAACAAGATAGCCGCGAGGAGTGGTTTGGATGAAATGGCGTATTAAAGAAACTTCCAAGAATGGACTAGTTTATTTTAAGGTAGAGCGTAAAGATCATTGGCTATGGTCTTGGCAACCTAGCTATAAGACAATGTATAGTATAGAGGAAGCTTACAGGTTTATTGAGGAAGATAAGCGGGAACTTAAAGAAAAAGAAGATCAGCTTAAAACTGACTATGTTAAATACCACGAGGTTAAATAGTATGAAAACGACAGCATATAAAGCCGTTTTATATTTTACAGAAAATGAAATGGATAGTGAGGAAGTGCACAATTGGCTTGCTAATATTAAATATCTATATCCTCACGTTGCCAGTTTAGAAGCTGTGGAAATTGACGATTGGACACACGAGCATCCGTTTAACAAATACACGACTATGAAAGAATGGTTTGAGAATGCGATTATTTTAGAAAAAACTAGATGGGATAAATAATAGGAGTTTACAATGGGCTATGATGTAACAATGAAGTTTAAAGGCGTCAAGTTTAAGAAATCTAACGCCAAAGAAATTGTAGCAGTGCTAAAGAAATATAATCGAGATGTTCTTCATCCCAATAGCGATTGGTGCAGGTTCGACGGTAGCCTAGAGCATCCACAGGATGTATTTGAGGATATTGGTTTTGAGCTTACCGAACGCAAGTCCTATTTTGAAGTTACAGATTTCCTAAGGGAGCGGCTAGGAAGGCATGAAGAGCTATTTAAGACTATTGAACACCTAATGTACCCCAACGGTACCATTACCTATACTGGAGAAGATGACGAAGTTTGGAAACAGCGTATTAATGCCAAGAAGACGGAAAAGGCGGGAGTGGAAAACAACGATATAGTAGTTAAGGGGTTCAAGGTTAATTTCTTAGACGACGCGGGAAAAATAGTAAAAACCCATACTACTAAGTACACTATTAAACCAAGAGTAGATACTGATTATAATCTAGTAAGTAAACTAGACGATGACTTTAGAAAAGCTGTTGGTAACAATATTGGTACTGGTGTCATTGAAGTGGCTACTTCCAAGGGGAAGTATTTGCTAATAGGATCATTTAATTCTTAGTATTAGGAACTTTATGTTTTGTGGTTATAGGGAAAATGGATTTTACGACAGAATGCCTTCCAGAAAAAATCTGGATGAGTTTAAATTAAATGAGATGGTATACGTGGAACAACTACAACAAGTTGCTAAAATTGTAAGAATTGATAATCATGTGTATCCATTTTGTTTAGATATTGGTGGAAGGTACAAGTCTAGTGATTTAAAAAAAGTAAAATAAGAACCTATGGTACACCATCCAAACTATATAGATTCTATACAGCCTGAGAATATTTTCCAGGTTATGCTGTGGATAGTTAAGTTCTATTTTATGCTGGGGTTTTGGATTTTCCTTAATACAGTTTTTATGGTAGGATTTATCTGGGCACTGTTAGTAGTGTTTAGGGTTATGGGTATTCCTTGGTTAGACGGCACCACTAAGGGATTTGTAAATAGGAGCTAGAAATGAGAGCTTGTAAGATGACAGGGCTGGTGTTGCGGTTTAAACGGTGGCACATTAGGGTTTGGAGCAAGGGAATTGAGTTTGGTAATGGGCTAGGTGGCAGGGTATACATATTTCCTTGGATTAAGTAATGTGCCTAAAACAGTTCCTACAAGACGTTATTTATCCGCTGTATAAAAAACATGGTGGAGACTTAAGCTCTAGGTCTAGTTTAGTAGCGTGGTACTACAATAACAGAGTGTTAGTGCTACATCTAGCTACTGAAAGCGGACTTACTTGGGAAGACCGGGAGGATCATATTATAAATTATTTAGGAAGATGGTGTTAGGATGAATTCAGATTTACAATATACATTTGAAGAACTTGTCGCAATTTGTATTGGTGAGGCATCTGTATGCTGGGATAAAAATGGCGTTTTCCAAAGTGAAAAAGCTTGTAGGATTGTAGATAAGATTTTAAAAAGATATAATATGGAAATTGCCGTAGTTCAATCAGAATCTGATTTTTACCACTCTCAGCTTCGGACAGCCAATAACAAAGTTAATGAGTGGAAGTTTAAACGGGATGTAGCGCAGGGTCAAAAAGAAGAGTTGCAAAAATACTACGATGACTTTTCTAAAAAAGAGAGTGAGTTAATTTCATCAATGCTAAGGATTATGGACGAACGCGATTCCGCTATTGAGGAGGCTAAAGAGTTTCGCCAAGCTCTCAAGGGATTCCAAAAGTTTTGTATTAAGCCAGAATGTGAATGCTTTGCGTGTGCTGCCCTTGCACAGTTTCCAGAAAAGAATAGCTAGGAGCTAGTGTGGGGTATTTTTTTATATCAATTGGGTTACATATTCTTAAAGAATCTGTTCCACAACTGCTAGCCGTAATGGCTGCTGTTTTTGTGATTAGGTATATAGTGTTGAAATTATTAGACCGGCAGCAGCAAAGGCATAAGTAGTTGAAAATGGGCGTGCATAAAAGAAAAAAATTTTTCGGCGGAAATGGGAAATGAAAGAGATGGAAAATAGACCCTACCCCCCTAAGGTATTGAAAGGCGGATAATATGGGCGAGGAACTATTGATTAAAGCGGAAAATGAAAACCCTAGCCAGGCTAAATGTCACATACTAGATAATCATTCTAAGCACATAGCTTCACATAAGGATTTTATAGGTGTTCCGGGAATGCACGAGCACATTAAAGAACATGTTGATATGTTAGTAAAGCACACAGACTTGGAATTGCCAGCCATTGCTATAGAAGAGATATTGGGTATTTACAAGAGTAGGTTGTAAGTTATGGAAATTAGACTTAGGAAGACTTGGGCATTGGAAGTTGGAACTCTACTGCTGTGGAGAAACGATGATACTAAGAGATATCTACGGATTATTATATACTTAGGAACCCATGCTGTTGAAATTGATTTATTTAGAAAACTAAAGTTTTAAAAAATAGGTATGTATAAGCTACAGTTTGCAAATTGTGTAATGGCTTGATATTGTTAAGGAAATAGGAATATACATACATTTAATGGAAAAACGATAGGTTAGGTATATACATGAGCGATTGTTATATCAATATTAGATTTTTTTGGTGGCATTTAAAATTTACATTTGATAAAAAAATTTCTATTACGAAAAATAATTATTGGAAAGAAAATAATAGATGGAAGATAATTCCGTTTGAAGTGTATGATTTTGATTTGAAAGGACTTTTTAAAAAATGACTTGTTTGTGCGCGAGCTTATGCAGTAACCTTTCACTTTCCATACCATGCCAGCCCCCCCCCCATCTACCTGTAATCATTAGTTTATTCTCTAACTCTCCAATACTACAATGGAATACTATTCATTCTCCTACGATTGGTATACGTTGTGCTATGCAATAGCTATGTCTATTCCCTACAGTATATACCTACGTCAACCATTGTCCCATATAGAGCTATGTCCTAACCATCCTTATATGCCCACGTCCCAAACTATTATCTATCCTATCCCCTTGATATTCCTACACCCTACTACTAATCAATACATTACAATCTTTTTATCAATTGAACTATGCCGCACCATGCTATAGTATAGACCTAGGACCACAACTTAGGGAGTTACCATGTCTAAGCGTAAAGTACTCTCCGTTACCCGCTCATACGCCGAACTTGAACAACGCTATGATTTTGTTACCGTTGTTTGGGGTTACTTGGTTGCTGAGACTAAGACTACTTATAAGTTTGATCGTATCATTGCAACTACTTATAACCGTGGCGTTGCAATTGGTCACTCCGCCTATATGCCTAGGGATGTATTCAGCATCTATAAGAAGTCCAAAGCGTTGCCAGAACATGCCTTGCGTTGCCCTGAAGAGTCGGTCCAGGACGCTATTAGACACGTTGCAACACGTGGTCAACTGTTCAATGCCCGTATCCGCTACTTTGATAATACCCGTGGCGAGGGACTTGCTGAGGTGTTTGGCTACGGTCTAGTGCCTATTTACGGATGCAATGCCCATAACTCTCTGACCGGCTATGCCGAAACGTCTTGCATCACCATGAAGGACGGCGAACTGTTCTCCTGTAAACTCGCGGACATGGGTACTCACGTAACCTGTACTGACTTCACCGGCACCTTTGACCAAGAGCGTTCCAACTCCCTGGATCATTCTAAGCTAGCGTTTAAACGTAAGGACGGTAAATTTATTAACGGCTTGTTCGCTTAGGAGGTACCATGTTCGGAGTATTCGATAGTTACAATAACCGTATGTTTGACTGTAAGTCCTTTGCATCATACGACAAAGCTTGGGAATACATAGACCTAATGTTCCCTTGTGACTTAGACCTATGCGACCTGGAAGCACGTCCCTTGAACCAGTTAACCTATGGATTTAGCGAGGAATAATATGGGAACTGTATTCTTAGTAGCCGTTGCTATACTCTTGTTCCCTGCTATACTAGCTGTAACCGTAGCCTTTGTTATTAACCTGTTTACCTAGGAGTTACCATGTTGAACGTATTCCCCGGTATGGTTGTTAACGTCCAAGATATCTACTCTAATAAATCCAAAGTGTTGTGCGTCAAGGAAGTTAGCGTCTACAATGCTCAAGAGAACGTCTACAAGCTAACAGGTGTTAACGAAGTTGTATACATTGACGCTACTAGCAAAATAGAAGTACTTGCTGACTAGTCTACTTAATGCTACGCGGCGGGACGGTATTCCGAAGGCGTCTTATAAGCGTCTTAAAGCTAGGTTCAACTCCTAGGCGTAGTACCATTAGTCACTTAAGATTGCATCGTCAATATCCTGTTGATTGAACGATAGATAGGCTATAGTACTGTTAACGTCCCTATGCCCCAAAGCCTTCTGTAACTTAAGTAGATCCTTATCCAGCTTAGTGTACATCCGTTCGGCAAAGGTCTTGCGCATACTATGCGTAGCTACTTTACCAGCTATTTTAGCCTTATCCGTAGCCTCTCGTAGCATCCTGTACGCCATAACCCGATCTAAGGGCTTATTAGGCGTTCTAAACGATTGGAATAGCCAGTCCCCTGGACTATGGTCCCAAGTTGCTAGTAGACTAGCTATAGCCTCTCTTGCATCGTTGTGCAACGCTATAGATCGTCCAGCAGTTTTACCCTTTGTATTCCTACGTTCAATATAAATACATTGCATTAGAGAACCCGTTGAAAACACATTAGAGACTTTCAGCGATAGCAATTCACTTATACGCAATCCCGTACGCAATCCCAATATAAACAAACACTTATCCCTAGCACAGCTTAGATGCTTAGTGATATCAGCTACTTCAGTAGGGGTTAGGGGTTTACATCCAATCACAATAGTCCCTTTGTGTCCCAAGTGAAGTCTTGGGCTAGTCCCATGTTAACAGAATAGTCACACCGCAACAATAGGTAAGATTGTGTATATAAAAACTATATGATTGTTATCTAACGCCAAAAATCAATAGTTGAGTTTCTAACTATGGTTATGAGCAAGTTGGATTGGAGTAAAGCACGCAAGTATAAGTCTAGTGAGTCAATTGAGACTGAATCGGATCGACGCAAGGAACACAAGCGTTTAAATCCTAAAAAACCAGTTGAAACTGAAAAACCTAGGAATGTATTTGCTGGTGGGAATGCCACGGTACTTCGTAAAAAGAAGTAATTTTTACAGGATTCTAACTAGGGCTATGGAGAATGGAATCTCTCGGGAAAATTGATAGGACCGTTAAAAATACCGTTGAACAGGATTGCAAGACGGGATGAGAGTAGTAGGGGGAAAATTGCCCCTCACGTAGCTGACAATACTTGCTTTGGGCGAAGCTACTAAATGCCCTAGCCGGAAAGCCTATCAAGACACTGTATGCGAAGAATCCGAATTTCGTGTACACCTTCCTAGTATTGGGGAATAACCTGACGAGTCAAGGTGAATTTTAAAGTAACCAAGACGCTTCTACTACTTATAGCAAAAAAATTTAGTAGCTATGAGTAAGCGAAGCTATGCCTTTTTTCTTGGTTGACAATGTGTTTTCACATGTTTATATCCTTACTACTTTACTACTAAACAACTTACTGAATATTTTCAATAGCTTACCCCTTCTTTAGCTTGTTCTTTCAACAGTTATACCCTTTGTTATAGAATGTTCCCCATACAGAAGTTGCTTGCAAGAGTTAGTAACTTGAATGCCCGGGGATTTTCCAGTAAATGTATAGATAGTTTCTTGCATCCTACGCGTCTATGCGTTGCGACGCTAGTGGCAACACGTAGGTAGCCGGGAAAGTTACGCAATAAATAAGTGTTGACTCTCCAAAAATATCTGTTACACTAGCTTTAATACACCTGTCGGGAGGTAACATGCGTCGTGGAGAATTTAATCTTAAAGTTGGGGACCGGGTTAAGCTAAATCCCTTCAATGCTGGTGACCACTTCTACCATTGTGTTGGTCGCACCATGTGCATGCATGATTCCGATGAGATATTTACAGTAACAGCGGTGCGCATAGTCGGTACTTGTGACGAGAACATAGACCAATGCACATGTAACCATTACGTAGATTTGCAAGAAAATCCTAAATTGACTAGCTTTGTTCAAGATGAATTACTCATAGACACCATAAAGGAGGCTTTGTGAGACTAACCATGCTTATGCTAGTTCCCTTGTTCATTCTATCTGGATGTGCTACGTCGTCTGTCAGGGAGCAAAGGCTGCAGTGTGTTGAGCGGTTTATAGCTCAAGGGGTGGATGCTCTTAAGGCTAGGCATGTTTGTCAGTGGGGCTTTGAGTTACAATAGTAGTTTAGGAGGTAATATGAATCTGGATAGAGTTAACCAGCATGTGGATGACCTTCGTTTATCAGCTATTGGACCTTTGGAGCTATTGAAAGAGTTTCTCATTGAACAAAAAGATATGCTTACTCATGCTAATTGGAATACTGACGAAATGATTAAGAACTTGGATAACGTGCTAGAAATCCTTAATAAAAAGATTTAGGAGTTACCCATGCATATTGACGATATTTGTCGCACCATTGATGAGAAGTTTACTGGAAAGGCTATTTCTAATAGCGGTGCGCCTAATTGTTCCTATTTAAACAGCAAGGGACAACGTTGCGCTATTGGACTTTTTATCCCCGATGGTCACGATGCACAAAAAAATGCTAATTTTATTGTATCTGTTTTAACAGAATATCCAGATCTTAGACCTTTGATGCCTTTCCAAGATGTATATAAACTTATGGAATTTCAACGCTATCATGACAATCTTGATCCAAGTTCTACCCTAGCCTTACAAAAAACTATTCTTAAAGAAGCCGCTATTCGCTTGTTTACTTAATAGGAGGCTATATGCTTACTCTTGTTCCGCCAACTATTGTTAAGTGTCAGTTTAAACAATGTTCCAATGGTGATGCAAAACAGCTATTTGTTAGCCTAGGCGGTATTCTAACCCCTCTTAATGTATGCCCTAGCTGTACTAGTGAACGGCTGGAGTCAATTGGTACCATTCCCGGTTTTGCTTGGAAAATTAAAGGTAGTGTCAGGTAGTACTTGACTAGTTCTATTTTCTAGTGTATCCTGCTGTAAAGAACAACTAGTGAGGCATTATGCTAGACAAAATTAAGTGTGAGGCTATCCTAATTGGACACACTAAGCGCGACGATTGGGACGGCATGAAATTTAATGTTCGGATCAATGGTCAAGATTTTGACTATACCGTGGGAATGGGTTGGGTTAAGCTTTTAGAAGATAAAAAAGGTAATGCTTTTACGGATAGTGCTATTAGGAAAATTCGCGAAGAAGGCTATACGATTAGAGCTACTAAACCCGTTACTAAAAGTAATATTGTTGGGAATATTAAGATATTTCAAGTACCAGCTTTAGTTAAGCCTCCTACATTAACTGACGTGTTGCATTGTTTATTCCTTGACTCTAGTGCACATGAACAATGTTTCAGTGATTGGTGCAATGAATGCGGTTATGATAACGATAGCATCAAAGCTAAAGCTACCTATGATGCATGTATTGAGAACTACTATAGACTTAAAAAAGCATTGGGTAGGGACTACGATGCTGTTAAGTCTGAAATAGATGCAATGGAACTTTAAATAATTGACTTATTTGGGTTACTATTGTATCCTTTATTAATACTTGACTATAGGAGTTTTTATGCCTAGCTTTATGCAATATTCGGCAACTAAAAACCGCAACGTTAGGGTATCGGACGTTGAACCAGCTTATAAAGTTGTGGATGGTAAGAAAAAACGTGTTAAGCAAGTGTTGTCTAATGCCCAGTTGTGCCACGTTTGGGCGCAACAAACTCAGGACTATGGGCGTAACTCTAAAGATAGCTTGTATTTTCACGGCGATAGCATCTATAGCTACGGTAGCCACTATCTAGCCGCTAAGATCTTTACCCTTAAAAACGGCAAGCGCGTTGCTCTAATCAATAGCCATCGATACAGCATGGCTACTGGTATGCAGCTAAATCATATCCAGCGTGCCCTTGACGGTTTAATGCCTGTATTCCACGTACCTAATCCTTCCCAACTTATTGATATTGATAACATCAATTATTTTTACAATCGTATTTATACAGTTATTACAGGTCTTTTTTCGACAGTTAAGGTTAGTAGTAAATACTGTATTAAGTGGGGTATTAGTAGCCTTGATAGATCAATTAAGGAAGCTAACGCCTATTTTGATCTTATTGGGCATAAACCTGTTATAGTTGATCAAGACACTAGGGACGCTATCCGCTGGCACCTGGAACGACGGCTAAAGCGTTATCAAGAGCTGAATAGTCCTGCTATCATTGCTGAAAGGCAACGGCTAGCCCGCGAAAATTTTAATAAAAAGAACGCTGATAAAATTGCTAAATACAAGGAAAGTCTTGGGTTTTGGCTATCCGATCGTAACATGGTAACTCCCCTTCCTTGGGACCTTAAGCGCATTTTAGATTTAAAGCATGATCTTGTTCGCATTACCAGCAATGAAATCCAGACTACTAGTGGCGCTAGGGTACCTAAAGAACAAGGCTTAAGATTTTACAAAGCTATCGTGTCTGGCAGTGCCTATATTGGAATGCAAGTAGGTGATTTTACTCTCGACTCCATTATTAAAATGGACAACGATACTATCATTAAAGTTGGTTGCCACACGTTCTCTCTAAATCAGGTAGCTCCTGTTTTGGACAAATACATAACTTCTCAATTGCAGCTAGTTAAGTAACATCTTTTTACTTGCTATAATTTTCTACAGTGCTATTCTTTGATAAGAGAATAACAAGCGAGGGCATATGCTGTCTATTAGTAAGTTACACAAAAATAAGAATAAGCTGCAATCATTGTACACATCGCTTAACCTTGTTCATAAAGCTATGGATAAAGTAGAAACTGGTACCAGTAACCAAAAAATTTCTTGGCTATTAGAGCAAGAAACTAAAATTTATAAATTAATTTCAATTGCTATCAAGTCTAGCATTAACTAACGGAGGTTTTATGTTTAAAATGGCTATTCAACTTATTCCCTTGCTTCCTTTGATTGCATTTCTAGCCGGTTGCGGTAAAGACGGGGCACCTGGGGCACCAGGAGCTAGTGCTCCCGTAGTTGTCGAGGAAAGTTTGCCAGTAGACGAAGTCCAGGAGGATATTGACTACCTAGTGGACGATGAAAACAGCTACCGCGAAGGTTTGGCACAATCACCGCTTACTAAAGGCTTGTCTTGCACTGTTTATAACGTCACTGGCGGGCATAGGATTCAACCTACTGGAACTAGCGGCGTCCCTACTCTCACCGGCATTACAAGCGCCTATACTTTCCTGTATAAGGGTGAGGGGGAAACTTCCTTCAATCAACCTAACGCTGCAGGAACTACTGGGATTAACGTGCTTCCGGAAGTTTTTAGAGCTTCCTTTGTTAACCTGTACCTTGTCCGCTGTACTGGTTACATTGTCGTTTTGGAGTCAGACTACTACAACTTTCAATCCAGTAGCGACGATGCGTCTCTCATTTACGTAGGCGGTAGTTTGGTAGTAGACAATGACAACAGTCACGGCATTACTACTAAAGCTGGCAACAAATACCTTCGTCGCGGTATTCATGCCTTTAGGGTAGACTATGCCCAAACTGGCGCTGGTAGCATGGCTTTGGTAGTGAAAGTTAACGGTCAAAGCATTAATCCTAAGTTTTATGTTCATTAAAGATATATATTAACATCTAAAATAACATTTAAGTTTTTGAGAGGTTATATGCATCAATTTTTAGTAACTTTCTTGTTTTTTTCAGGAGTGTATTTAATTATTGTTAACATTGCCCGACTAGGATTTTTCCTAGTTCATAAAGTTGATAACCTAAACTTTACCGCTAATGCTATTGTAATAAGTTGTGTTTGGTCAGCATTTTTTTACATAACTAAATTCCTACTTTAATCTTTAAAGGAAGTTTTAAACATGAAAGCAACTAAATTAAACCTAGCTTATAACAAAGACTTGGAAGACTTTCAATCTAAACTAGAGTCCTTTGATTGGCACTATCCCATGACTGACGATCCAAGAGTTTATTGGAACGGCGAAAGGTCAGAACAAGAATTGAAAGACATTGCAAAGCGCCTAGGTCCAGATGCTATCACTATGTATATGGAGTATAGGAGTTACAAAGGACTTAAACAATAAGTTTAAAGGATGCTTGACGTAAGTTTTTATTGTGCTAATGTGCTTTAATGCCTTTAATTATTAGAGGCAAAAAAAGGAACTAAAATGCTTAATACCGCTGATCAAAAGCTAGAAACCCTTACCAATCGCTACCAACTTGTTAAAACCGCTGATATTGTGTCCCAATTGGAAGCTAAAGGCTATGTGGTGGATAGTTTTAAAGCTAATAAAGTACGTAAACAATCAAAGCAAGGGTATCAAAAACATACAGTTAGGCTATCTAATGAAACTACCTTGCAAAAAGTTGGCGACACTCGCTTGCAACTTGTTCTCATCAATAGCCACGACGGTACTACTCCCTTGAAACTTTCACTAGGGTTTTTTCGGCTAGTATGTTCTAACGGGGCAGTGGTAGGAGAAACTTTTGAGAGTTACACCATTAAGCACATTGGTAAGTCAGTGCCTGCTCAAGTAGAAGAAGCTTTAGAGCGCATTGTGGCACAAGCAGAAAAGCTTAGGAACGTAATTAAGGCTATGCAAAGCGTCCAAATGACAAGCGTTAACATTAAAGAACTTGAGCAAAAAGCCGTAGAAATGAGGGCTAGTAAGCTTAGTAATAATGAGCGCGTCTTAGAAGGCTTTACTATGCCAGTAATTAAGCGTCAAGAGGATGAACCTAATGATCTTTATACCGTGTTCCAACGTACCCAAGAGGCGCTAATTAGGGGCGGCGTAGTGGTATCCCTTAAAGACGTAGCCACTGGGCATATTAAGACACGTAAGCTAGCCGCTGTACGCTCCATTACCGCCGATGAATCTATCAATAGTAATTTGTTTGACCTTGCTCTAAATTACCTTCCAGTAGCCGCCTAATACATTCCTTAACAAAGGCTTATATGAAATATAATGTAGATTATTTCATTAACAAGTTTGAAGCTATTCCAGATATTTATTGGACTAGTTTTAAATATGTTAACGGTAATGCTTATTGCGCTATGGGGCATTGTGGGTTTAGACATTTTACTGTAACTCCCGAAGGTAAAGCTTTAGATGCATTATTTGACAAATATGGTATACACGTTTTAGCAGTAAATGATGGTGCGCATGGATATTTTAATATGAATGAAGCACGTGAAATTCAAAACTGGTATTGGGCACAAGCCGGAGAAACTCCTAAAGAACGTGTCCTAAACGTATTATACACCATTAAAGCAGGAGTACTAGAATGACCTGGGCTAAATACTCGGACCTTAAAGAAATTGACAATAACCTATTAAATAAAGCTATTGAATCTGCTCAAGTTGCATGTGTCCAAGCTGTTAACCTGGTATTTGAATATACTAGCAGCACTAGCGGTATGTATGCCTATTGGAAGGTGTCTATTAGCCCTTCCTGCACCATTCACCTCAAGTACCTAGGTAAGATGCCTACTGGATGTGGCAACCACGTCAATGAGGCTTTAAACGCTTTTAGTAAAGCTTGTGATAGTCTAGGCGATAGGGGTGAGGATTAGCAATTTTCGGAACAGTAAGTTTTTTCAGTAGGTGTTAGTGTTTATTATAACAAGGAAGGTTATGAACTCAAAGCTTAAGAACACTCCCAGAATTATGCAAAATCTTATCTCTCATCTTAAACTTCATAAGCTGGATTCGGTAATAACAAAGGAGGCTGAGAAACAACTGCAGTTCCTTGACCTAACTCTGTTAGCCGCTATTAGCCAAACTAATGCCGTTGATGAAGCTCTTAAGGTATCCATTATACATGGTGCCACTAAAGAACAACTGCAAAGTATTTACTCGGATTTTATGACAGTAAAGAAGTTTGTAACTGGGGACATAGCTATGGCGGATAACAAATTCCTTTCTGCTCATAGTTCCAAGGAAGAGCTGCTATCTCTCTTGGACTAAGACTTCTAAGATGCATTTTCTTATGCTGTTGGTCCTAAACTCTTACTTCTATGGTTTTATTATACCATGATTTATGTTTTTGTCAAGTACTATTTCATAGGCAGGATTTGCACAGTTGTGTTTATAACTGGTGTTTTCACTTGGTACTATTGGGATAGAATAAAGGGTTTTTTTAAAAGGTATTGGAGGTAATTGTGGAAGCCATTGTTTTTTGTTCAGCACTTGGGTTTGTGGCTACACTTTTATTGATTTGTTTTTTAATAGAATCAAGACAAACCCGGATTAGAAATGACTCACTTGCTGCTAGAAACCTTGAATGGGCTACAACCCAAGCTTTGTTGCCCAAATATAGATTAAAGGTGAATTGTGTAGATGGTGCAGTGTTTTACTCGGACCCAGTAGATCCATACAGGGATATTATTGATGGAAGCTTTGGGTGGGAAATTGAATTGACTTCTGAACAACGTGCTCGTAAGGTAGCAGATGCATTGATTAGAGACGGCAGATATCAGTGTAAAGCCACTGGGACAGTAGTCCCGGTTTGTAATATTAAAACCGTCGAAATTGAGAGGGTATAGTTATGCGAGATTTGAAACAGTCGTTTTCTAAGAAATTTGGCAATTGTCCGGAAAATGACATTGATAACAAGCTTAGGTGGGAAACCATGTTCCACGGCTATGCTACCGCACATAAGGAAGCTAATGCGGAGTTGCACGCAGAGCTTAAAGCTTTGTTGGAAAATGTAGAAAGATACTCTTCCTTTGCCTGCCAAACCCGAATTATTGCAATACTTAAAGAATTTCAAACAGATGCTAATTGCGTTGATACTTTGAATAAAATTTTGAATCACTTTAAAATTCAAGAAATGCAACTTAAAAAGGCAAGGGTTAAAAAAGTAAAAGTGATGAGCGGTAAAGAAGCTATGCTTAGACCCATTGCCTATTACATTGTGAATTTCTTTAAACGCAACCCTACTGGTACTCAAGTAGACCTGGCAGATCAGATGAGCATTTCTCATAGATCCCTTAAAAATTACATTGTTAAGCTTAGGAAGCAAAATGTGATTAGTTTGGAATATAGAAACAAGTATCAAACAACTTACCGGGTTAACCCCGAGTCAGAATGGAGTATTCAATGACTAAAAGAGCTACGCCAATGTGCGACTGTGAAAAAGGTACAAATTTGCATAAACCAAGTAGGGTTTATAAGCCAACTAAGTTAGCATTGGATGGGGAAACCTGTTTCTATTGCGAACATTATGTTATCTGGGAACTAAAGCCAGAATTTGTTCCTGACCAACTAGAATCCATAGACCACGAGATTCATCTAAATAAGCATAATACCGGCAGGTACTACTATGAATAGCATAGAATTCACATATGAAATGAATAATGGTTATTGGATTGAGGTTACATTAAACAACGACCTTAAACCAACTATTACAAAAGACAATGTCCCTTTTATTATGCCTGAAAATGAACGACAAGACTTTGAAGACGTATGTAAAGTTTTGAAAACGATTAATGGAGGTATTCAATGATTGTTGCCATTGTTGTGTTTTTTGTTTGCCTCATTGTTGGGTAAAGGAGAGAGAATGTTATCTAAGTTATTTAAATCATCGAATAAACCAAAACGGGTATTTCGAGTTGATAGTATTGAATATACTATTCATTCAACTGCTGGCGAAATTGATTGTGAATTTGAACATGTTAGTTGGAACGAAGAATATGAACCAAATGAACATTGGATTTTGGAAATTCTAATGAGTTTGCCACATCATATTTCCGGCAAATCTATTTTTAAGCAAGAAAATATACATAAGATTACATTAAAGAATATAAATCTATCTAAAGTAGAAGAGTATTAGTATGATTCGAAGTGTTATATTAATCCTATTTTTAATTGTAACTTGTAAAACTTGTTTTGCAATTGACAAACAGATGCTGTATAATTTAAAACAGCATAGTAGGGAACCTAAGTCTAAGAAAGAACAAGTATATTACAAGAATCTTAGTGGCTACATCGCTTATGCTTGTCAGGTGTATAAGCTTCCTAAACGGCTTTATATGGCTATCCTAGCCCGAGAAAGCCAGTACCAGGTGGGTGCCGTAGGACTTACCGGGGGAAAACCTACAGACTTTGGAATAGGTCAGGTGCATCATAGGACAGCTAAAGCTTATGGATTTGGTAAAAAAAGGCTTCTTACCAATTCTGTTTATAGTGTTAGGGCTAGTGCTAAAGTTTTAAGAGATTTTAAAAACATGTATCGTGGGAAGGAAAAACGCTGGTACCTAAGATATAATACGTCCAACAAAAAGAAACAAAAAGTATACTATGAAGCAATTGCGCGCTATTTTTAAATATTCCCTGCTGGTATTATTGGTACCAGGTGGACTGCTACTTGCACTAGTAGCAATGTTCTACTACAATAGAAATGTACTGGCTAAAAAGAAAGAAGAGGCTAATGAAGATCAGTCATAGTAAGTGTGAAACATTTATTTCTTGCCCAAAAAAGTTTGAATACAGATATGTTGATAAGCTATATCCAGAAAAAGTAGGGTCGGCTTTATCTTTTGGCAAAGCTTTTGATGAAGCTGCAAATAGTATTCTTGAAGGTGATGTTTTAGAATCCGCACAAAGTGTTCTATGTGCAAAAATGCTACTAACTCACGATGAAACTGAGTATAGTATGGTTGATATTGATTTAGAACTTTTGCAATACTCAGAATCTAAGCTTAGCCAAGCTAAACAGAAAGATTTTATTAGAGATTTGCGGGATAACAACCTAGAACAGTTTAATTCTTTGGCATGTAATAGCCTTATTGCTAAAGGTAATCTTTACTTAGCCGAATACCAGAACATTATGAAGCGGTTTCATGCCATTGAAGGAGTTCAGCAAGATATTAGAATTCCCAACGGGGAAGGAGATGAGCTTCAAATTATTGTAGATTTTGTTGTTCAAATGAAAGGCGAGGAACTATTAAAAGATGATGTAACTTTAGGTGAAGGACTATCCATTGATGCCGGTAAAATTTACAAAATAGTTCTAGATAATAAAACTTCTAATAAAGCTTATACTGACGATAGTGTTCGTAATAGTGACCAGCTAGCTACTTACAATCACGTAGTAAAGAGCGAGTTGGCAGGGTTTCTAGTTTTTGATAAGAAAATTAAGGGCGGTAAAGTAAACTATCAATTTATTGTGGATGCTGTTCCGGCAGAAAAAGAGCAGAAAGTGTTTGAAAAATACCAGGATACCCTGTACAATATCAATCAGTGCATGTCGTCGGGGTTTGAAAAGAATCCTGACTCATGTTTTGCGTTCGGTAGAAAATGTGACTATTTCAGTCTGTGTAAATACGGCAGTAAACAAGGTTTAAAAGAACCTAAGGAAAGTAAATGAAAGTTTATGAGTTGGCTAAAGAGTTGAATCTAAAGCCTGATGACATTCTAGAAATCTGTACTAAACTTGCTATTCCATACACTAGTCATATGAATAATATGAGTGATAAGCACGTTTACGATGTTAAGGTAGAGCTAAAGCTTGAAGCTGCACAAGAAACCCCGGCTAACATGCGTGAAGCGTTTGGAATTGCTCAGATTAACGGACAGTGGGGAGTTATTGAGTTTGCTTACGACCCAAACAAAGCCACTACAGAAGGAGCGTTCTGTAAGCGGTTTCATTCTGAAGATTGTAAATACAAGTCTGATGCTATTCGTGAGTATCAAAAATTTGTTTATAAAAGCAAGTTGCTAATGGAGGAATCATGAAAATTTATCAAGAAATTTTAGAAGTTAACAAATTATGCAAAGAAAAATTTGGACCAGAATACAGTGGTTTTGAAGTTAATGAATTTAAAGACATGGAAAATGTAGTATTTTCTTTTACAGTAAATTCTAAAAGTATTGACGCTCAGTTTTACTTTGATAATTGGAGCAAGAAAAAGACCGTTGATACTATTTACCAAGAGTATGATCACGCATTTAATTTTAAAACCCGAGCTACTAATCATTGTTCAGAACTATTAAAAACTTTAAATGAAATTACATATAAAGTCCAGGAAGATAACTATTACTGTTCTGGACAGCTTTATTTTGATGACTCCCATGTGATTAATTTTATAGAACCTGCTGAAAAGTTGATTGATAAAACTACTCCACATCTACCTAAGGGCTATAGCATTAATTTTGAAGCTTTTGAAGATGAATATAAAAGTTTTCAGAAGTATACCGATCATCAAAGTCTTTCTAATTATAATAAAATTCCAGGAGGAAAACTGTAATGAGTAATGTAAAAAAACTAAAAACCGTTGACCAAGCCTACCAAGAATTGTTGGAGGCATTTGGAGAAGAAGCCTTGTCCACTGACAATAGCCGAGGATTTGACCTAACCAGTGTTAAAGCACAATACATTGTAGAACGCCTTAATAATGTGTGTGGTGTTAATGGTTGGCGTTTGGAAGGTTCTTGGCAGCCTCAGGAAGAAGGTGGAGTGCTTTATCTAGGTCGCCTATCCATTTTCTTTGATCGGTTTTGTGAACGTCCAGAAGGCTTTACAGATACTCTAAACCATTACGTTGAAACAGTTGGGTTTTCAGTAGATAAGAAGAATCTTGGAGATGCCTACAAAGGTGCTCGTACCGATGCACTATCTAAAGGTGCTGCTACTCTAGGCGTAGCTAACGAGGTATTTAAAGGCAATGTTAAGCCCCCCTCTAAAACCAAGCCTGCTGTTAAAGCAGTGGCGTCTCCAGCAGTAGCTGCCAAACCTGCTGACGTAAAAAAACCAGCTTCATTTGCTAATAAACCAAGTTCTGTCAATAACTCAAACGGTTTCTAAGGAGAAACAAATGGCTAAGAAGACCTACACCCTGTTCCAAAGTCTAATTTCTAAGGATGGTAAGACTACTTACGTCAAGCCTAAGCTAGGTAAGTATGGGGTTAAATCCATTACTGTAGAGCTTAATGATGGTACAGTTGTTGACCTAAATGAACAAAGTACACTATTTCCCCAAGACCCTCGGGCACCCATTGACAAGCTAGTTGCTAATGGTACACTAAGTGAGGAGGAAGCTGCAGTACGCAAGGAACGCATCGCTTTTATTAAGGGCGAACTTACCTTGTCTGTAGAATCCTAGTCACTAGTTTTCTTATATACGCCTCCTAGCTAAACACTAGGAGGCTTCTTTTACCTCTGGAGAATTTAATGGAATATGTTCGTTTAACTGAAAACGGATTCTCTAAAGCACGTTTAATTTCAAAAACAGATTTCCTACAAGACGCTGTAAAAAACAGGTCTGTTCCATATTTTTATAGTCTTTATAACTACAATGAACAACATAAAGAACATTTTGACAAACAGCATAGCGTAGCTGGGCTAACAAACCTAACTACAAATAAGCTATGGTTTGATATTGATAATAAAGAAAACCTAGAGCAAGCAAGAGCTAGTTTAGTAACTATTTGCGAACGTCTTCAAAACCTAGAAGTAGACCCTTCCAGTTTTCAAATTACTTTTAGCGGAAACAAAGGGTTTCATCTAGTAGTAGATACTAATCAAGTATTTACCCCAAGGGAAGTAGAATCAATTTGTAGTAGTGTTGCCGAGGATTTGGCAGGCTTTGACACTAGCATGTACGATTGTAACCAGGTATTGCGGGTACCTCACACAAAACATCCATCCACCGGGCTATTTTGCAGGTACCTGACCCTAGATGAGCTAAATACCTTGTCTATTGATGAGATTAAAGAAAAAGCCAAAACCTTAACAAACACAAACGTTAAGAGTATTATTAGCCAATTCAAAGTAGCGGACCTGTCAAACAAAGTTCTAGCATTAAAGAATAAACTTCCAAAAGAAATTGTGCGAGAATCAGTAGAGGTGCTTACTACTGAACTAGATGGGCTAAATTTCGAAGATAAGCCGCCATTCCTAGATAACGCAAGGTATGCAATTTTTAAAGGATTCTTTTCTCAAGGAGAACGCAGTCATGCTTTAATGTGCATGGCAGCTACTTACAAGAATCTAGGGTTTGACAAAGAAGACACACACCGCCTACTGAAATCTATTGTAGAAAAACAAGAAGCTATCAAAGGCAAAGCCGCCAGCCCGTTTACCAAAGAAGAAATCTGGACCAATATTATTTCTCAAGTATATGGTCCACATTGGCGTGGCGGACAGTATACAGTTAGTGACCCAACTAGCTGGCTTTATAAATATGCTAAAGCTAACAAAATTCCACTTACAGATACAACAGCAGATGCTAAAATCGTATCTGCCAGGGAAGGTTTCTTTTCTTTTGTTGAGTACGCAAAAAACGCGGATAAGAACTCTATTAAAACTGGACTTAAAGAACTTGATGATATCATTAAGGCTAAAACACAGCATTTGATTGCTATTCTAGCACCTCCAGGTGTTGGTAAAACAAGTCTTGCTTTGGAAATTATTAGCAACAACAGCGTTGCTGGTATTGATAATATGTTGTTTAGTTATGATATGGGAGAATCTACTCTATTTCAAAAACTAGTACAGCGAGAAACAGGACTAGAAGAAGAGGTAATTTATAAAGCTATTAGGGATGGAGATTTGGGAGTAATTTCTCAATATCAAAACTCTTTAGAAAAGAACTACGAAAATACCACATTTCTATTTAAAAGTGGTCAAACCATTAAAGACATTAAGAAGTCTATCATTCAACGTGAGTTGATGCTTGGCAGGTCTATTCCTGTTATTGTAATTGATTATAGTGAGCTAGTATTGTCTCAGTTTAGTGATCCTACTCAAGCTAGTGCGGAAACTATTCAAGGGCTACGAGAAATTGCCAATGAAATGAACAAGTGTGTATTTATTTTGCTACAACCTAATAAAGTATCCAGTAAACCAAACGAACCTTTGACTAGTTATTCGTGCGCTAAAGGTAGTAGCTCTATTGCTCAAGCTGTTACTTCTATGATAACATTGCATAGACCAGGTATTTCATCAGAAAATCCTGATGGAGATATTTTTATGGGAATGAATGTAGTCAAAAATAGATTAGGTAAATTAGGTGCTATGGATTTCAAGTGGCACGGACCTACTGGTAAAATTAAACCGCTAGATGCAATTGGTAAAATTAATCTTAAGAATCTTCGAGATAGACTTAAAGAGGATAAGCAACAAGAAAAAGCTGATAATAAATCTGGATTCATGGGGTTTTAATGCTAATTGAAACTGCCTCAAATTTAAATACTTTTATCCAAGAAGCAAAGAAGCACGGGGCTTTTGAGCTTGATGGTAAAATTTATTTGAACAATCAAGAGGTTTCAGTAAGCAAGAAGTATGAAAAGATTGTTCGACAGTATATTAAGCCAAAGTCTGTTGCAAAAAAATTAACTGTAGCTCCCGGTGAAAAACTGTATAACATGTGTTATACAGAAGAATCTGCAAAAGAGGTTCTTGCTCAGTTAGATTTGTATGATTACGTAGCCTACGATACAGAAACTACCGGGCTTAACGTTCGCAAAGATAAAGTAATTGGCTATGCAGTGGGTGTGGATAAGGGCATTGGCTTTTACTTGCCCATTCTAAGCTGGGAACAAGACAAGTTGATTCCAGTAGGTGTTGCTGCTGCTACTCATTTGGAAATTTTAAATAAGCTTAAGACTAAAAAGCTTATTATGCACAATGCTTCTTTTGACTGCCGAGTAACAAAGTCTAATTTTGGAGTAGATCTAAAGGAAAGTATCTATGCTGATACAGTTATGTTGCAGCACACACTAGATGAGGAAAGTGATTTTGGTCTTAAAACGTTGGCAATTAAGTATAGCGTAGAACTAGGCTTGGATAGCCAGGATGCTGCTAACCAAGAGCAGCTAGAACTAGAGCAAAGTGTAGTAGAAGCCGGGGGAAAATGGCTAAAATCGGATAAAGAAATTTATAAAGGCAATGTAGATATTATTGGAAAGTATTGCTGCGCCGACGTAGATATTACTTTGCGACTATTCCACTATCTGGAAACCCAGTTAACAGACGACTTAAGGGACTTTTTCTATAACCGAGAAGTAATGCCGCTATACAAACTAGTGACCATTACAATGGAAGAAAAAGGAGTTCACGTAGATCTAAACCTACTGAACACTATGAATGAGTCGATTAGTAAGGATCTATTTAGGCTGGAAAAGGAAGTACAAGCTGAAATAGCACCATATAGCAAGAAGTTTATTAAGGACTATTTGAACGAAGAATATCCAGTTTCTAATAAAGGGACTTTTGCACAGGGAGTGGTGGAGTTCTTTGGAATTTCTGTGCCAAAACTAGCAAGTGGCAAGTACAGTATTACTGTAAAAAACGTTAATGCTATTGAGGATGAGAGAGTTCGTAGTTTCTTGTTGGGGGATTTAACACAGTTAACCGCAAAAGAAACTGAGAATATTCAAAATTTCATACATAATAAGCAAAACCAAGGTAAAGAGCTAGTTAACATTACTAGTAAACATCATTTAGCTAAGATTATTTTTGATGGCATGGGGGAGGAAGCCATTAGTGAAACTGAAAAAGGCACTCCACAAGTAAATGAAATACTATTACTTTCTCTAAAAGACAAGTATAGTTGGATTGCTAAGCTTATCGATTACAATAAACTTAGTAAGATAAAGAGTGCTTATGTAGACAGATTCCTAGAAAACCACGAGAATGGGATTTTTTATCCTCAATTTAAACAACACGCCACTACTTCCGGACGATACGGAAGCGATCTACAGCAGCTTACTAGACCTAAGGACGAAGAGAGCGGACTAAGTCCACTAGTACTAGACTATACTAATAAAATTAGAGAAATATTTATTGCTCCAGAGGGCTATAAATTTATTGACGATGATTATGAATCTCTAGAACCTCGTGTATTTGCTGATGACGGCGGAGACAAATCATTGCTGGAAATTTTTACAAAAAACTTAGATATTTATTCTGTAGTAGCCATTATGGCACTTGGGTTAAAAGATGTAAGTGCTGATAAAAAAGCTGATAATTTTTTAAAAAAGAAATATCCAGAAATACGTCAGCAAGCAAAGCCGTATGCACTTGGAATTCGATTTGGAATGAAAAGTTTTAAACTTGCAAAAACTCTGAATATCGAAGAAGAAGAAGCTCAAGCTATTATTGATAACTATTTTAAAGCTTTTCCAAATTTAAAGACTAAAATGGATCAATATTTAAGTAGTGCAAAAACAACTGGCACGGTAACTTCAAAGTTTGGAAGAGTTCGTCACTTACCAAAAGCTAAAAAAATTTATGATTTCTTTGGCGACGATATTTTGGACTATAAAAAACTATTTGCCATTTCAAAAAACAAGCGAGTTCCTATGGAAGAACTTAAAAGAATCCGTAAAGAATACAACAACCTACTAAATAACGCTCTTAATTTTCCCATTCAATCAGCAGCAACTAGTGTAATTAACCAAGCCATGATTGCAGCATCAAAAGAATTTATGCAAAAAAATCTAGATGCCTGGATTAGTCTTGCGGTCCATGATCAGGTAGTAGTCACAACTAATAGTAAATGTGTTTCTGAAGTGTGCGAAATTGTTCAAAGATGTATGGAAACAACTAATTTATTATCGGTTCCATTGGTAGCTGTCCCACAAATAGCAACCAATTTACGAGATGGGCATTGATATATTTGACAACCGCATATTAACATAGTACCATTAATTAGATACTTATGGAGAAACCATTGAAACAATTAAGTAAGCATGTTTGGTCCCAGGTTGAACTTGATCTTTTGAAGCACCTAAGAGATTCAGAAAAACTTACTTGGGAAGAAATTGCTGAGAAGTTTGATGGTGCCACAGCAAATTCAGTACGAAAAGCCCATAAACGGTTTAAAAATAATATTGATAAGAAAAATTACACTAAGGAAGGATTAAAAGTGGATTCTAAGAATTCTAAAGTTTTTATTATTGGAGATGCTCATTTTCCATTTCACTCTCCAGATGCATATAATAAAATGATGGCTTTAATTAAAAAAGAAAAGCCTACACACGTAGTTCAAATTGGTGATTTGCTTGACCAATATGCGTTTTCAAAATATTCGAGAAGTTTAGAAATTACACCACATCAAGAAATTAAAGATGGACTTGCATATGCCACAACTATGTGGAAAACCATACAAAAAATGCTTCCAAAAACAAAGTGCTATCAAATTTTAGGTAATCATGATGTTAGAATGGCTAAGCGTATTAGTGAAAAATTGCCAGAATTAGAATCCTTTGTTACTTACAAAGAATTATATAAGTTTAAGAATGTTGAAGTGATGCAGTCCGATAGGGACCATATTGAAATTGACGGCGTAGTATATGTTCATGGATGGCTAAGTAAGTCTATTGACCATGCTAAACACTTTAATAAGCCATGTGTTCACGGTCATCGACACCGTCCTGTAGTTGAAGTAGATCGCCCTGGTTTGTGGTCCATGGATGTTGGATTTATGGCTGACGAAAGTTCACTTCCCCTTCAATACACCCAATCTAAGATTACTAAGTGGACAATGGCATGTGGACTGGTTGAAAATGGTCAACCAAGGTTGTTTTTTCTATAATGTATACTAGAAATTGTAAAATTTGTAATGTAGAATTTACCAGTAAATATTTTAGGCATTTTACTTGTAGCTTAGAATGTAGAAAAATTAATACAATAAAAATAGGCAATAAAAGCAAACTAAAAGCTAGACTTTCTGGTAAAATAAAAGAATATTGTGCAAAAAACAAGGAAAAATATAGACAACGATATCTTAAATTTAAAACAGAAACTCCAGAAAAGTATATTGCTGCTTATAAAAAAAATAATGCAAATAAAGAACGTAAAAAAATGATTTGTAAAAGATATAATGAAAAAAATTTTAAAATTATTAAAGAAAAAAACTTAAAAAAGCAATACAAAATTTCATTAGAAGATTTTAATAATATGAAATTAAAATGTGGAAATAAATGTGAAATTTGTAAATTGCCAGAAACTAAATTAAAAAATAATGGTACAGAAACTAGAGATTTATGTATTGATCATTGTCATGTAACTGGAAAAATTAGAGGATTACTTTGTGTAAAGTGTAATTTGGCAATTGGAGCAGTTAAAGATTCTATTGAAAATTTAAAATCTGCAATTTTATATTTAGAACAGTCTAAAAGCTAGTATGAAAAAAAGAGTTTTCGACATTAAAGGTATTAAATGGTCATTTCAAATAATGAGTGACCGCACCTTTGTCAAAAAACACGGTAAAGGACTTAGAGCAGTTACAATAATTGATAACACTCACGAAGTCCATTTTTGCAAATCATTTTTTACATTGCCAGTAGCTCGTCATGAAATTTTCCATGTTTTCTTTGTTGCTTGCCTAACTTCAGACAGCTCACTTAAAAAAGATCAAGTAGAAGAAGTATGTGCAAAAATTGTTGAATTTCATTTGCCAGATATTGATGAGTTAAGTAAGCTCATTTACAAAGAATTCTCTAATGGCTAAAAAGATTATAGCATTTTTTGGAGAAGCTGGTTCTGGTAAAGATACCCTAACCAATGAACTAGTTAGGGACCATAACTACAGACGATTAGCCTTTGGAGATGCCCTAAAAACAATTCTATCTGAAACATACGCAATACCCATTAGATACTTCAACGACAGAACTTTAAAAGACGCTCATTTTGACGTACCAGTTTTCCACACTCCACTACTACATAGCCATTTAGAGCAATTTTTTAACCAATACTCTACTAATAAATTTGTAGACTATAAAGAGTTTAAGTTCTCATCTCCAAGAGAAATGATGCAATTAGTTGGAACTGAAATATTCAGGGAATCTGACTCTGCAATTTGGTGCAAAATTCTAGAATCTAAGCTTCATGACGGCGGTAAAGTTGTAATAAGTGATGGCAGATTTATAGACGAAAGAATCTGGCTAAGGAAAAATGGGGCTAAGCTTATACGTATTCTAAGACCTACAAAACAACTAATGACACATAAATCTGAAAATGATCTTGGAAAACTAGACGAATATGATATCATTATAAACAACGATAGTTCATACGTAGAGTTTATTGGTAACTTTAACTTGTGGTATATTTTTATAGGGAGTCGAAATTGATTGTTGGAGTTAAAAAACTAGATGAAAAAGCTCAAATTCCTAAGTATCAAACTGATGGAAGTGCGGGATTTGATTTCCACGCTCTAGAAGACTTTACTATTTCTCCCGGTGGGAAAATGCTTGTTAGGACTGGTCTAGCATTTGAAATACCTAAAGGATACGAAATTCAAGTACGTCCTAGGAGCGGATTATCCTCTAAAACAGGGCTTAAAGTGGCTTTAGGGACCATTGATAGTGACTATAGGGGTGAGGTAAGGATCATCCTAGAATACATCGGCAGCGGACCTACTATAGCCGTAGATTGCGGTCATCGCATTGCTCAAGGGGTACTAGCACCAGCCCCACAAGCTATTTTTAGGGAAGCTAATGACTTGTCCATTACAGATAGGGGAATCAAGGGATTTGGAAGTTCTGCTGGAGATAATATTAGGAGCACTAACAAGAGTTAAAAATGAGCAACAATCGTAGAACCTTCTATCATAATGAAGACGGTTCAAAAGAACGTGAAAAAAAGCACAAACAAAAGATTAAAGAAC